GAGGTAAATGCAGCTATCCAAAAGATTATTGGTTCTGCTCCAGAAGTACTTGATACTCTTAAGGAAATTGCTGATGCCCTTGGAAATGACCCCAACTTTGCTGCTACCATTACCAAGAAATTGGCTGCAATCACAGAACAGGTTAACCAAGAAATCGAAGACCGAATTGCGGGTGATGAGGCAAACAGTGCTGAGGTAGCTGCTGAAGTTCAAGCTCGTAAGGATGCTGATACAGCTCTTGAAACTAAACTGAAAGAATATGTAGACAATAAGTCTGCTATTGGTGATGCTGCTCTTGGAGTTGTAAAAGACAATCTTAACAAGGAAATCCAAGACCGTAAAGATGCAGATGCCGCAATTCAATCTAGCTTGGATAAAGAGATTGCCGAAAGAAAGACTGCAGATGAAGCCTATACTCAAAGTCTGGCTAACGTTAACCAACGTATTTCAGACTTGGCATTGAGTATGCAAGAGTCTATCAATACATTGCGTAATGAGCTTACTGAGCAGGTAAATGCAAATACTACTGCTATTGCCACTAACCAACATAGTATTGAAAGAAATTCAGAGGCAATCACAAACTTAACTAAGACTGTAGGGGATAACTACAAGGAAGTTAAGGATATGATTAACGAGGAAATCATTGATCGTACTAATGCTGATAGTGCCTTGAGTTCTCGTATCGATACTCTCAATATCGACCTTAATACTGAGAGTGTAGAAAGAAAGGCTGCCGACCAAGTTCTCCAGGTTAACTTAGATAAAGAAGTAGCAGACCGTACTGCAGCTGATAAAGCTTTGAGTACTGAGTTTACTGCTAAGTTGGATAATACCAAACAAGCTTTGGAATCCGAAGTAGGTAATATTAACACTAAGCTTGAACAAGAAAAGGAAAATCGTATTGCTGGTGATAATGCTTTGGGAGTTCGTATTGATTCTCTAGAGGCAGGTAATACCGATGCTATGAATGAACTAAAAGCAAAGGTAAATGCCAACACTACTGCTATTAATGCAGAGAAAGACCGAGCAATTGCCAAAGAGACTTCTCTTGAGGCCAAGATTGATACCAACCTTCAGAATCACAAGGATGATATGGCTGGTATTAATAAGGATATCCTTACCGAAAAGAATGACCGCTTAGCTGGAGATACTTTACTTCAAACCAATATCGATAAAGAATCAACTGAAAGAGCTAATCAAGATACTCTTATCAGTAATGCTGTTGCTCAGGAGAAAGCAGATAGAATTGCTGCAGACCAGGCAATGGACGATAAGAAGGTAGATAAGGTAGATGGCAAGGTACTTTCTTCAAATGATTTCACTGACTTGCTGTATGCCAAGTTGGATGGCATCGAAGAACATGCAAACTATATCACTAAGGTTTCTCAGTTATTAAACGATTCTGACTTTCAGAATGCAGAACAAGTAGAGGCTGCAATCCAAAAGATTATTGGTTCAGCCCCTGAAGTATTGGACACTTTGGCAGAGATTGCTAAGGCTCTCGGTGATGATCCCAACTTTGCAGCAACTATGACTGCTAAGCTTACAGAGTTGGAGAATAAGCTTGAAGCCGAAAAGAACTTACGAGAACAGGGAGATAATACTTTACAACAATCATTCACTAACCTGAGTAATACTCTTACTACTACGGTAAATGAGCTGAGAACTTTTGTAAGTGAAACTCGTACAGAGTTGTTAACTTCCCTGAATGCTACTAATGCTCTGGTAACTCAGAATACTGCTAATATCCAACGTAACCTGGAATTAATCCAGGGTATTCAGGATAATATCAATGGTAATTATACGGCCATTACGGATCTGTTAAATAACGAAATTGCTGCTCGTAAAGCTGAAGATATTCGGTTGGAAGCAAAGATTGATCAGAATACTTCTGACTTAAATACAGAGAGAGAGGAAAGAAAGGCCGCAGATAAAGTTCTCCAGGATAACATCGATGCAGAAGAAGCTGCCCGTATTGCTGCCGATACAGCTTTGGGTAAACGTATCGATAAAGAAATTCAGGACAGAACCGATGCTGATACTGCCTTAGATAATAAATTCACTAACATTACCGATGACCATGAAGAAAGACTGGTAGCTGAAGAAGGTACTTCTGATGCTTTGCCTGATACCATGGTTACCGATGTTAGTACTGTAACCCGAACAGGTACTCAGCTTTCTTTCAAAGTAAAGACTTCAACCAAGGATAAGGCAAATAACCAATATGGTGAAGAAGTAGAAGCTACCAAGAATTTACTTCCGGTAACTCAAACTCTTGCTGGAGTTATGTCTGCTGCAGACAAGGTTAAGTTAGATGGGTTAGACCCAAATTCTTTAACTGATATCTCTGCAGCTTCTGATGCTAATAAGGTAACAGTAACCGTAACTAAGGATAACGGTTTGAATGCTGATACTACCGAAACTTTCGATTTGCCTCAGGTATCGGCTACTAAGGCTGGTACGATGACTGCTAAGGATAAGGTTGAGTTAGATAGAATCTCTACGGCTAACTTTGCTCTTGGTGCAGTAACTCCCAATGAAACTACTGTTGGCATAGCTGCTACTAAGACCGTAGTTGAAGATGGTACAGTAGAACAGAATCCTATTACATTGCCTGCCTCTACTACAGAGAAAGCTGGTGTACAAACTGCAGCAGATAAGAAGCTGTTTGATTCTCTTCCTGAGAAGTTTATAAGTTATCATAGGAATTCAGTTCCTTATTCAGACCATGTAGACTTAGTATCTCAACCCTCAACTTTTAATAGAGATACTGGAGTATATGAATTAAAGGGCACTGATAATATCAGTATATCAAAGGCAACTAAAGAAAATGCCGGAGTTATGACTGCCGTAGATAAGACAAACCTGGATGAGACCTTACCCAATGCTATTGCTCAAGAGGTTCAGGACCGTAAAGATGCTATCGAAGCTTTGGACGGTAAATCAGAAGCCGCTCTTGCTCAAGAAGTAGCTGATAGAAAAGCTGCAGATACTGCTTTAGATACCAAGTTTACTAAAGCTGTAAACGATGAAGCAACTGCTCGTACTTCTGCTGATACTGCATTGGGTGCAAGGATTGATAAAGAGATTGCTGATAGAACTGCGGCAGACACTGCCCTTGATACTAAACTGCAGAATAACATTAACACTCTAGAAGCTAAGCATGATGCTTTCGTAGCAACCAAGGGTCAAGCTGGGGGATTTGCTCCATTGGATGAAAGTGGCTTAGTACCTGCTAACCATTTGCCTTCATATGTAGACGATGTAATCGAGGTATATGCTACCTATGAAGTAAGCCCCACTGGAGGTCTTACTAATGTTCAATTGTATACGGATGCAGGTCACCAAACTCCCGTAGTTGGAGAATCTGGTAAGATTTATATAAATGTTGCCGATGGTGAACCTCCATACCAATTCCGTTGGTCAGGTACTAAATTCGTAGACAGTAATACTTCGTCTCTTATCATTGGGGAAATCGCAGGTACTGCTTTCGAAGGTAGTAGAGGTAAGCATCTTGAGGATGTGGTATCTAGCATGCCTAAAAATTTAATTAGTAAGGTTTCAATAGCTAACAAAAATAAGCGTAATGTTATTATCTTATGTAACTATTCTGCTACGGATGGTCAAGGGCATTACATTGATAAACCCGATGGGATGGTAATCCCTCTAACCCCAGCCACTACTCAAGAAGCTGGTCTGATGGATGCCGATAGTGTAATAAAGCTTAATCAAACCTTACCAGATGCTATTGAAGCTGAACAAGAGGCCCGTATTGCAAAAGATAATGCTCATGATACCTTTAATAGTTCTCTTCCAGGAATTATTCTTACTGGATTCACTCTTACCCATAATTCAACTAATGTAAGAGCTACTCTTAATAATAAAACTAAGAGTGCAGAGGGTAAGACTTATGAAGGTGCTACAGATTTAATTAGAGATATACTTGCAGCAACTAAGACTACTGCAGGTGTAATGACTGCAGCAGATAAGACTAACTTGGATAATACCGTACAGGGGTTGGCAAATGAGATTACCAATAGAACTAATGCCATCAATGCTCTTCGTACAGAATTGAAAACTTACGTTGACGATTTGATTGCCGATACTGGTTCAGATGTAACTGCCTTAGAAACTAAGGTAAATAATCACATTGCCAATAAATCTAATCCTCATACAGTTACTAAAACTCAGGTTGGATTGGGTAATGTTAATAATACTTCTGATGCTGATAAGCCAGTATCTACTGCTCAAGCTACTGCTATTGCTGATGCTAAGGCTGCAGGTACTACTGCTCAGACTTCTATCAATAGTCATGCAGGTAGAAAGGATAATCCTCATACAGTAACTAGAGCTCAATTGGGATTGGCAACTACTGACCAGGTAGTATTTGCTAAGACTACTGCTCCTTCCGGTTTCTGGAAAGAGTCTTCCGATGAAAGATTGAAATCTAACATCAAACCATTAACCCATACTTTGGAACAGATTTGCAGTATACCTACAGAATCCTTTATCATGGATGGTAAGGAAGATGAAGGTACCATTGCACAAGGTTTGGAAGCAGCAGGGTTTAACCATTATGTGGAAGAAGACCCAAGAACTAAGGATTCAGTTCCTAATCCTGAGGAATTCGAAACGGTTGTTATCGACGGTGAAGAATATGTATTGGTAAAACAAGTTAAGTACCATAAGATGTCTACTCTGGCAATCGAAGGTATTAAACTTCTTTACGAAGAGATTAAGGCTTTGAAGGCTGAAATCTCAGAACTCAGAAATCTTAAAGATGTAGATTAATATGGGAGAGATAGCAACATGGAGTGCTGTCAAAACTAAAGTAGGCCTTGGTAAGACAGGTAATGACTGCCCTACCAAGGCTGAATTGTTAGCACTCGCCTCTACAGGAACGGGGGAAAGTTACGTTGGCTTGGAAATCTCCAATGCTAGTTCCTATGGTAATAACGAAGCTGTTAAACTCGAAGATATTCATAAGGTAACTTATAAGTATACATTCACTTTGAGATACTCCAGTATAAGTTTTGATGCTTTAGGTAACCCCAGTAGTTCTAATTTTGGTTTTGGGTTTACCAGTACGAAGCAGAAATATTGGGATAATGTAGCTAATGGGTCTGCTGTTAGTGTTAATTACGTAATAAACAGTAAACCAAGTTGGATTACTAACTATAGTAAGCCGGCAGATGGAAAGCCTTGGAAAGCTTCAGAGAATCTAGACCTAACCTCAAGGTCTGGTAAGGGGTTGGCTACTCAATCTGAATCTGGTAAAACCGTGGAATTCACATTTACCCAGGCAGCAGCATCTCAAAGTTGGTCTCAAACATTCTCAGTGAATCCCACTTCTCTGTCTTTTGGGGCAACTGGAGGAACAAAAACATTTACTGTAACCTCTTATAAACAGGAATACCGAAATGGACATACCTATGGTAATCAAATTCCCTTAAGTTATACCAGGGCTAATACCGGAGTTACCGGTACTGGTACTTCAGTAACTATGGCAAATAATACTTCTACTTCGGCAAAGTCGGGTAGTGTAGTATTAACTCAGGCAGAAACCAATAAGAAACTAACTATCAGTTGTTCTCAATCTGCAGGTTATAGAACCTATAGTGAAATCACTGTAAGTGGAGGAAGTGTATCCGATATACCTGCAAGTGGAGGAAGTAGAAGTTCATTCTCAACTATGCCATCATATTCTCAGACTTGGGGATGGAATGGTTCTACAACTGGAGGTGGCACAATTACAAGCGGTGCTAGCATTAGTTATGGTACTGCAGTTAGTGCAGGTTCTTTGGGAACTACGGTTAAATCTAGAACCCGGGTAGGAGCCCTTACTGGTACCTTATCACTAAATGGTAAAACCAAATCTGTAAGTGTACCAGTATACCAGGCAGCGAATTCAATTACCAGTACTACTGATGGTACACCAGTAATAAGCTTATCGGCAAATTCATATTCTATCTCTAATTCAGGAGGTAGTGTTAATATTTATGCCAGTGTAAGTATACCTATTACCAACCATTGGAGTTCAGGGTCAATAAGTGCAGGTTCTTCGAAGAGTGCTACACCTACGGTTAGTGCAAGTGGTACTGGATTTAGTTTGAATTCAGCTAAGACGGTACTTACTGCTACAGAGAACACAGGTACTTCAAGTAGAAGTTGTACAGTAACTGCATCCTATAGTGGGGCAACTACTAAGACCATTAAAGTTACACAGAGTGCTGCTTCAGTATCTTATAAGTATTACTTGGCATTTACTTCCCCTACTGGTTCTAGAAGTAGTTCTAGAACTGGATTATCGGCTTTGGGAGGTAATAACTTTACAGTTGATGTAGCTTATTCTTTTAAGACTAAGGTAATAAACGGTTCTGAAATAAGTACAAGATACCCATTAGCTTTAACTGTAACCTCAAAACCAAGTTGGGTTACAAATGTAGCAATCACAACGTTATCAAGTGATAATGGAAACTATGGGTTAACCTTAACCTTAACAGAGAATACCGTAGAATCAACAAGGTCAGGTACCATTAAATTAAGGCAAGCAGAGAATGATGATAATGGTTGGGAGCTTACAGCCAATATAACTCAGAATGCTGCTACTATAACCTATGATTATGTATTTAGTATATCATAGGTTATATACAACACCAGTATTTATTATATGAGAGACCCTAAAAACTTAATTATTAATTTCCTAAAACCCATAAAATTATGGGAGTAGAAGTAAAAGGTGCTGGCGATGGCGTTGTAATCGCGGAAAGAGGCTGTAATGATTGTTATAACCGGAATTCCGGTTGGGGCTCTGGATGGGGAGCCGTTGGTGGTGCATTGGTAGGTGGTGGCTTTGGTGCTGCTGCAGTTTCCGTATGGGACAAAATCAATGACACAAAAGCCGATATTCAGAAAGTAGAAGCTACGGTTCAGGAAGCAAAGGCGGGTATCTACAAAGATATCTCTGATGCTGCTCGTGGAGTTACTCAAGAAATCAGTGGTGTAGCAAAAGATGTTGCCGGTGTTGGTAGGGAAATCCTTAACAATCGTTTCACTACGGAAAGAGGTCTTTGCGATTTGGGTTACAAAACGAATTCGGATATCCGAGATTCTCGTGACCAAATGGGCGCAGGCTTCAACCGTGTTATGGATCGTCTCTGCCACATGGAACACCAACAGTCGGATTGCTGCTGCGAAACTAAAGGCTTGATTAAAGAAGTAAAATCTGACTTGGCTCTTCAGTTGGAACGTTGCTGCTGTGACCTCAAGAATGGCCAACAGGAAATCAAGTGCCTCATCGAGAACACTGCTAAAGACACCGAGATTGCTCGCCTCAATCGAGTGATAGATGCTCAGAGAGACCAGAACATCGTCAATCAAGTGGTAGCTGCCTTGAAGACCGGTACTACAACGCCAGCTTAGTAATTTAAAATACCAAGATGATTAAAGGAGTGCATCTGTTTTTAGGTGTACTCCTTTTTTCGTTTTAACTCATTAAACTAAGGAATTATGGAACAAGAACAACTCACCGAATTCAAGATACAATTAGCTCTACCTGCTCCCAATATAGAGATTGCACAAGAAGTAGCAAACAAAGCTCAGGTACTCATAAATCAATTTGGATACTATCAATTCTTAAACCTGGTAGACTTCATGCAAAGGAATCCAGGTGCAGTTTCATTTGGTTTAAACTTAATTAATAAAAGATGATTATGGACGAAAGAACATTGATTTTCCAAAAGGTACAGAAAGGTGAAGTGATTTTCACATTAGAAAAAGACAGACGGTCTGGTTATCCTATCTTTGATACAGCAAGAATCGTAAAGGTAGGAGAAAGTAAACCAATGGCCTCTGGTGCTAAAGACGGCTTTGTTAACAGTGTCGAATTGGTAATCCAAGATTCGGTATCACAACTCACCATATACTTGCCATCACAATCTGATGAAGGTATTTATAATGGTGTATATTATACTACCGATGTAGTGAATAATTAATGAGGTTACTATGCAGAAACATAATGCCTTGAATATACTTAACAATCGACCAAAGTTTGAGGCAATTGTTTCTGAATGCGATAACATTCTCAATTCAATTAACCAATCACCTTCTGCTCCAAGTAAACCTGCTCCAGGGTTTGAGGAGTTCCGTCAATACATGGACCAACGAATATCCACTCAAGAGACTCTGTTACAGAGAATTGCTCAGGAGCTGGGATTGGATAAACCTAAACAACAGTAAGAATTATGCCAAGTAAGTCGGTTAATATTACACTATCGACTCCAGTTGGCCCTCTAGAAATATACGTAGATAAACGAGAACAAGCTCGTGCAGAAAGGTTGATTGCCAAAACTCCAAGTATCTTAACCGAAGGCTATACGAAAGGTACAGAAAAGTTTGGTAATCAACTTCTTCGTATAGTAAGACGAAGTTTGAATACTGGTGTACCTCCAAGAGGTTCCGGAGTATCTTGGCCACCACATGCTCCTGGTACCATAAAGAAGTATGGGGACCATACCATGTTAAATCTTACGGGGCAATATGCCAGGTCAGTTACTTTAGTAAAGGGTAAGAAAAGAACTTTCGTCGGTTTGCCAATTGGAATTAAGAAGATTACTTATACGGGTAAGACTTCAAGAAAAACTTTGAATCAGATAGCTATCATGTTAGAGTATGGTAGTAGAGATGGTAATTTACCACCTCGTCCTCTTTGGAATCCTGCATTTAAGGCTGCTGGTGGAAAAGCTGCCTTACAAAAGGAAATACGTAATGAAATTAGAAAAGAAATAAGGAGGGTTATATAATGGCAGCAGATTTCGAAATATCATCATTATCCGGAACTGGTACTGCAACTATTAGGGTAAAGCCTAAGGCAGTAAACGAAGACATGAATAATATAAAAGAGCAGGTTCTCAAGGTAGTAGTTCAGGGTGTAGAAAGGGAAGTAACCCTGGTACAAAAGGCCGCTCCTAAAATAGTAGAGACCTGGGGAACTTATTTTAGTATCACTCCAGAAACTACTTCCCATACTTTCGATGGTACTAAAAGGGGTGAGACCCTAGAAATAGGTGTATACAGTTACCAACAGAAGTTTATCAATAATAAGCCTCAAGATGAATATAGGGCTGTAGATTGGAAAATTGAAAGCTCTTCAGATTGGTTAGAGGTAACTCAAGAAATTGGGGAAGCTAATGCCGCAGGTAAGCTTACTATCAAAACTAAATCTACTAATCAAAATCACAACCCCAGTAACTATGATCCCTTGGAAAGAACTGCTATAGTTAAGATTATCTTACAGCAAGAACCTAACACTGAGATAGTTTTAAATATAACTCAATCTCCAGGTACTAGAACTACTAAGTATGGCTTTGAACCAACCCCGAATATACCATTCCCAAATCTTGGTCAAAATATTAGTACTGCTCAGATTAGTAATGTAAAGGGTTATCAGTATTACCTTATCAACGGTATTCAAGTTGCTAAATTTGTAAAACAATTTAAGATAACCGATATAAGTAAGACAATAGAGGGTCAACTCCCTGGAGGTATTGGTTCAGAACCAATACCCTTTAAAGTATGGCTTACCGATTATCCTTCAAATATTGCTACTCAATGGGTTAGTGAATTAAATTGTGTTGGTCATTTACAAACCATAATGAGTGGTTTTGGAGGTATTCAGGTAACTTATAATGGGTATATTAATGACAATGGCAATCAAAGTGTTCAATTAAATATTAGATTAGGACTTTAATGGTAAACTCAGAAGAAATAGTAGAAAGAACTTTTTATATCTCTCTACTTAGTACAATGTTGGAAATGGGTCTTACCTTAAACCCAGAAGACTTCTTACCTTTGTCTCAAGAAAACGAAAAAAGATTTCAAGAGGCAATCAAAGGTATGAAGAAGTTTATACCACTTTTTGGTATAGGGAATAATCAAGTAAAAGGCCCAAAGACTCTCCCAAGAATAACCATAGAACTACAGGGTTATTATGCTGGAGATATTGGTGTGAATAAATATATCATTGGTGATAAACTTGAGGATGGTAATTACCAAGCTTCAGAATTTCCTTATGAAACTAAGGATATTACCATAGATGTACATCTGGTTTCTCAAACACAAGCAGATATGAGATTGCTACATACAATCCTATATACCGGCTTACCTGCTAGAGGATATGTGAGACCATACTTCAATGACTTAGAAGAATGGGAAAAGGGCAGGCTTGCTCCCACTGGAAACCTATTCATTGAGATTGGTAATTATTATGACCATCCAGATGTAGAACATGGAATACTTGAGAAGGTATACACTTATATATGTAAGGATGGCATTCTCCCAGAAAAGCTTTTGGAAGAAGGTACACTTACACCTATCAAGGACATATCAGTTCTCATTGGGACATTGGAACAAAACGAAAACGAAATGTTAGAGTTAAGGGTACCTAAAGGATAGGTACAATACTCTAAGGTATAAATTAAACGAGTAATTAACTTTAATCACAATAGAATTATGCCAACTTCACCTCATGTTGATTTCAAGTTTAAGAACAACAATGTTCTTCAAACTACTCCTATGTTAGGAGTTTCTTGTGTATTGGCTAGAACTACTAAAGGTCCATACGATGACCCATCAGAAATCATCTCTACATTCTCTCAGTTCCAAAGGATCTATGGTTCTGAAATTGTACCAGATGGTTCTGTATCAAATATCGAAAAGGCACTTGTAGGTGGTTCTAAGCTTCGTGTTATTCGAGTGCTTGGTAAGGGAGCTACTCAAGGTACAGTAGCTGCAACTGCAGGTAAAGCTAAAACAGTTGCTAAACCCGAAGAAGAAAGTATAGCACTTGCTTCTGCTACTATAGACCCTGCTACTCCTGCAGCATTAATAACCATTGCTTCTGGGGGAACTACCTATAGTTTGGGATTGGTAACCAAAGGTTATGGAGACCCAATTGGTAGTACTGATACCTTCCAGGTAGGTTTTTATAAACAATCTAACACTTTGTATTATAAAATCTATTCGGGCAATGGCCAGGTACTTGAACAAGGTCCAGTAGTAACCTATAAGACTGCCGATGATAACAATAATACTTCGGTAGATTATCTTGCTCTTAGTGCATTTGCTAAGAACTCAGAGTATCTTAAACCGGTAGTTGTAGCAGGCTCATCTTTCGAGAATCTAATCAAATGGTTAACCGAGAGTGTAGATGGTACCAAAAATGCGGTTACGGTTACCGTAGGTGGGGCTGCTCCTACTGATACAGAGAAGATGTTTACCGGTACTGTAGGTAGTGCTGGAACTACACCTACTGCTGATGAGTGGATTGCTTCTCTGGACTTGGTAAAGGATTATACGGATTTCTATCAGTTATTCATTTCTCATATTTCTCAACACCTTACTGCTGATGCTGATGTACTCAAGGTATATAAGGCTGCTGCAGATATGGCAAAAGAGTTGATGGAATGGGTACTGTATATTGAAGTTCCAAAATACTTGACCCATTATACTCAAGGTACACAACCTAGAGATTACAAAGCTCAGGTTACTTGGGTACAGACTTGCCTCGGTACTGTAGGTAACTCTAAGTACATTGCCTATTTTGGTGGTGGCCTTAAGTACTACAACGAAAACGGTAACCTTCAGGATTCAGATGTAGTAGGTACCATTGCAGGTTTGGGAGATGCTTCTGCTACTCAATACGGTCCTTGGAAATCTTTTGCTGGAATGAACCGAGGAGTTATTGGGGATGCAGTTGGACCAGTATGCCCGAACTATGGTTCACCTTCTCGATATAATGAACTGAACACACTTGCTCAGAATTATATTAATGAGATGGTAATCAAAGATACACCAGATGCAGGTAAGCAAACCATGTTATGGCATTGCTTCTCTTCTCAAGTAAAACAGGATTCTGAAAGATTCCTTTCAATCGTAAGACTGAATCTTTATTTGAAGAAGTTCCTTCGCCCGGTACTCAACAAATATATCGAAGAACCAAACGTTTGGAGTACTTGGAAGAGAATCTGGTTGGAGGTTAAACCTACACTGGATTCATTGGTAGATGAAGATGCCATGACCGAGTATACCTGGATGGGTGACCAAGATGCAACTTCTTGGGATGACCTTTCAATTAATACCGAGGCAGATGCCCGTCAAGGTAAGTACCGTGCTATCCTTAAGTATAAGGATGTAGTTCCTATGCAAGAAGTAACTATGGAGATTGTAATTGATGCGGCATCCAAATCTGTATCAATCGTAGAAACAAGTAATAACCTATAAACATATAACTATGGGAGCAAAAGTAAAAAACCCACGGAAGAAATTCTTGTGGAGCATCATGTTCCCCAAACACCCTATCAATACTTATCTGTTTCAAAGTTGTACTTTGCCGGATATTGAGATTGACCAGGTTGCTCATGGGGACGTCAATAGAGACGTTAAAACTGCAGGTAGGGTTACTATAGGTAATCTTATCGTAGAGAAACTTATGACTACTGCAGGTTCCGATACATGGCTTCATGATTGGCTATACTCTTGCCAGGACCACATAGTTGGTGGTGGTTTAGTACCAAGCCAATACTGGGAAACGGCAATTGTAAACGAACTTGCCGAAGATGGAGTCTCAGTTCTTAATACCCATGTCTTCGAAGAGGTATGGCCATGTAAGATTACCGGCTTAGACTTGGACAGAATGGCTTCAGAGAATACCATTGAGTCCATAGAGTTCTCAGTTGGTACTGCAGATAAATACTAATTCCTTAGTCTATTTTCACTAAGATTCGGTGGAGGGGTGGGATTCCTGTGATAGGAGCTCACCCCTTTCTTGTTGTTATACGGAGTACTATGAACATTTGTAAACATTAAATATATCAAATTATGGAATTTAGAACATTTAGATTTACCGGACCTTCTGGTTTCGAATATGAAATCAGAGAACAGAATGGTGCTGATGAAGATATTCTCAGTAACCTTTCAGACATGAAGACTTTGATGAACCTTACCAAGTTCATTGCAGCAATTGTAATTAGAACTACTGCTACCCCTAATGGGAAATTAACCGTAGATGATGCCCTTAACTTACCAGTAAATGACCGTTATGCTATTATCTTCAATTCTCGTATCTTCTCTTTGGGAGAGGAAGTAGAATTCGAATATGATTGGGGCAAAGAGAATGGTGGTAAGATTACTTATGGCCAAGACCTTCATGAGTTCCTTTTCGATTACGGTACTACTCCAACTGTAGAGGATTTAAATCAGAAGCCAGATGCTATCCCTTATTATCCAGAGGGAGTTAGATTGGTAGACCATGAATACACTCTTTCATCTGGCAAGAGAATTAAATTCGATTGTATGACGGGTAAGGGGGAACAAGATTTCATGAAGTTGCCATTGGATAAGCAAACTAAGAATGCTCCTCTTCTTTGTCGGAACCTTTACTTAGAGGTTGATGGTAGTTGGGAAAAGGTAGAAAACTTTACCCCATTTACTGCAAAGGATATGGCTGAGATGAGAAAGTATATCTTATCTATGGACCCCATTTTCAAAGGTGAGTCTCACATCACTAATCCAACCACTGGAGAGGAAAGAACTTATCCTATAGTTTGGGCACCGAATTTTTTCTACCTGACGGAAGAGTAATGTTAGAGAGTGATTTTGTTTATATCACCAGAGCCGAGATAGCCTTAGACTATTTCGGCTTTTTACGTCTTCCGTATCGAATAAGGAAAATATTCAAGGAAATGGCCGAGCAATATTATAAACAATTAAAGAAAAGAAAATAAATTATGAATACCAGTAGGAGTATAGTAGAGGTCGGTGTTGCCATGGTTTTAAAAGACCGATTCTCTCAAGAAGCTGGCAAGATATCTGGGTCATTCAGAACAATGATGAATGATATGAATACCTGGAATAGAGGTATACAGATGTCAGCTTCTAATACAATGGACTTCGGAATGCAGCTCGTAGGGGGAATGGCAAGGGCCTATAAATACTCTGCGGGTGTTCAGAATGAAGTTTGGACTGCTTCGAAAATTGCTGGTGCTACCATTGCAGAACAAAGAGAGATGTTACAATTGGCAAAAGACGTCAATGAGATAACTCCTCTTACGGCTTCGGATGTTGCATCAGGACAAAGATACCTGGCTATGGCGGGTAATAAATTCGATGCTATTAAAGAGATGATTGGGCCAGCATCTAAGCTGGCTTCAATCTTTACAATGCCAGTGGGACAGAAAGGTGGTGTAGCTGACTTGATGACTAATATCATGTCAATGTACCAAATCCCAATGGGGGAAGCCGCTAGAGTAACCGATGATTTATATACTGCAGTTACTAATGCAAATATATCTTTAACAGACTTAGCCCAGTCCATATCTTATGCAGGAGCAGATATGGCAACTGCTGGAGTAGACCTTCGGCAAACGGCTGCTGCTATTGGTGTATTGGGTGACATGGGTATACAGGGTTCTATGGCAGGTACCTCACTGGCCAATATGATTCGTTACTTACAACTATCTCTTGTTAACCAAAAAAAGAAAGGCTATAACGCTTTAGCAGACTTGGGCTTAAGTCCAGATGAATTCTTCGATGCTCAGGGTAATCTTATAGACCTTTATACTATCTATCAGAAGTTTGCTAAGGCTGCAGTAGATTTACCTTCACGAATTGAAACACCAACTTTCTTCAATATCTTTGGAGTTCGTGGTAATCGTGGTATGCTCCCCGTACTTAGGGATATTGCTTCTGGTAGAGATAAGATGGGTAAGATACTTGCTACTTATGACCAAAACATTGGGGCAGTAAATCGACTCAATGAAGAACGTCTTAAAACTGATGCAGGTGTAATTGACCAATTCGAATCAAGTATAGAGAACTTAACAGTTACCGCAGGTGCAGCTTTGGGTAGAATCTTTACCCCAGTACTAAATGTGGGTAACTCTATAATCAAAGTAATTAATTCTATCTCAGAAACTTGGGTTGGAGGTTTTGGTCTTAGGGTAGGAGCTACTGCAGTAGTAGTGGGTACTATTGTTGCAGGATTTAATACTGTAAGAGGTATTATTAGGTCTGTTGGGTATTTACAGACTATTGCTACTGCTTCTACTGAAGGTATGTCTGCTGCAGCAATAAAAACTAATACTCAGTTTGCCATTATGGAAGCACACCTGGTAAGCATGGTTAACCTTATGAGAACCATGGTTCAACTCCAAATGATGTCAAGCGGTATTGGTATGAATTCTGCTGGTAGATTTTATAACACTAAAGCCGGAAGATATGTTAAGACACCAAATCCTGGAGTACCATTAGCAACTACTATGGCGGGTAATTTAGCTGGAGGGGCTTTAGCCGGAGCGGGTGCCCAAGTTGGTAGTCAAGTGGCTAGGCAAGGTGCTATAAAAGGTTTAACCTCTATAGGTGGTAGACTTATGGGATTACTCGGTGGACCCTGGGGATTATCAATTACTGTAGGTCTTTCTTTATTAATTGAGGGTATTAGTTACCTTAGTAATTCAGTAGATAGGAATACTGAAGCTCAGAATAAAGAGAAAGAAGACCCAACTACCATTAGAGCCCAGAATGAAGAGAGATTTATTAATGCTGTTAGATTAGCTATCAAGGAAGGTATGAGAGATTCTCGTATCAATATCTCAGTAGATGGTCAAGCAGTTGGAGATTATGCTCCAGGTTCTCAACAAGATTTTACTGGAGCTGCATTTGTAATGGGAATATAAAACTAAAACACTATGGCTAGAGTATTAAATAAAGCAGCAGGTAAAATTGTTGAAAAGTACAATGACCTTACAAGAGATACGGCAGGTGTTCTTACTGGTCCCCTAAATAAATTATGGAGAGCTCGGATATTACTCAATCGAACTATCTCTACTCTTCCAAAGGATGATTCTCAAAAGGGTAAACTCTATAACCCAAATGGGGTAATCGGAGAAGCTCAAATATCGTCTAAGAACCCTATTCTAAATAAACAACTCCAGGCTAAATGGAGAATGGAATTACAATTCCCAAGGTTAGAAGAAGGTGAAGGAGTAGACCCAGCAAAGGGGAATAAGAATACTACTAATTACAGAAACTTTGAGGCTAAAGCAGATGTTATATATCAGAATGAGGTAAGGATATATAATATGACTGTTAACCCTACTCAATATATTACCCTACAGAATAGACCTCCAGAATTAGACTTCCGAGGAGAAACTACATGGGCAACCATTAAATCAATGGGCCGCAATGTACCAATGTATCACTTTACTGGTGCTGAAGACATCATTCAATTCAATGTATCTTGGTACTGTAATGACCCAGAAAATCCTGAAGAGGTAATCAATAAATGTAGGTTATTAGAAGCATGGTCTAAATCTAATGGTTATCAGGCTGCCCCTCCGATTGTTAAGATTGAGTGGGGAGATTCCGGTATATTTGATAATCACAACTACATTCTTACTTCAGCAACCTATACTCTGAAGAACTTCCAGAATGGTTATAGAGTAAGGGTACCCGGAAAGCCAGCTACTTTTGGTAATGGTAGGTTATTGCCTGCAGCAGCAACTCAAGAATTAATTTTCAAGAGAGTAAGTGCATATAACTTATCCTATGGAGATTTTATAAATTCTGATTCACTTAAAAAGACGGGGGGTATTAAATATGATTGATGTTAACCAATATCTAAATGGGGCTAGCCCATATAATAATGCCTATGCTCTGAAGTATAACGATGGGGATTATTCCTTAGAAGCTAAACCTCCAGTAGTACCGGAATCCTCTAACGATATTCAACATACCGTTAAAGATGGGGAAACCTTGCAGAACATTGCTTTCAGGTACTATGGTGATTCTGGTAAGTGGTACATTATAGCTGAAGCTAATAAGATACTGAATCCTTTTAAGGAATTAGAAATGGGAACTCTAATAAGAATACCGACTTATGGCAGCTAAACAGAAACCTATATTATATAATGGAATGGGCCAACCCTATTTGGCTCTTTTCAATTTTGGAGGTATGCCTATAATGAATCCCATTACAGGTATACCCCTTGGAGCGTATATAAGTACCTGGAGTTATAGATACGATGAGGAAAAAGAAAACTTGGCTACTCTTACTTTTGATACGGGTAATCCTGATACAGTAGACATTGCTGATATCCAGGAGAACCAACAGATATGCCTTCAATGGGGATATATATACCCTGATGGCCAATTTATATCTGGACCTGTGAAGATAATTAAGGTAAGAGAGTTCGAGGCAGTATTCGATTCTACAGGTACTCATGTAACTATTAAGTGCATTGATTCTTCAGGGGATTTAAGATATCAGCCTGCTTATGTTCATTCGGACATGGAAGGTTATAAATTATCTACCTATTTAGACAATGGTTGTGGGAATGCTACTGGTGTAATCATAGAAATATTTCAGTAATGGAACAACAGATAATAAGTAATAAAGTATACGAGTCACTACAGGTACCCACAGAGAGTACCCGTACTACTACTGGTAAAGTACTCTATGCTAACAAATACAGTGGAGTAGCAGAAGTAGCTATGCCAGAAGACTTGAAAGCTTTAATTGATAGTGACTTTGGATTAGTGGGCAAGAACGTCTTAGTTCAATTAGAACAGAAGATGAAAGGGTACACTAATGGGCCATGGTATGTAGATTCAAGAGATGGGATTATCTACATACATAATAGGAAATTCAACGAAGAACCCGTATGTACTTATACCTATCAAGGAGAGAATGGGGAAGTACTTAGAGTATCTTTTGCTACTCAGAAAATAACTAAAAGAGTTAAAGCCGTATTAGCCCCATCTCTAGACCCAGATAGTAAAGATTTATCGGTATTATCAACTAATATAAATGAGCCAGAGGATAAACCTCCGTTAGCTTTAAGACCTCCTCTGGCTCAGGTAGATAATCTTATGGTGTCTAATATTACTGGCAATGGGTTTGAAGATTATAGAAGTCATCCTACTACACCAACTGAGGTAATGGATGCTTGGGACACTCAGCTTCAGTATAACATGGAAAAAACTGCAGAATATAAAAAGAGAGTAGAAGAATATGAAGCAGTGGGTCCAGTAGGTGCTTATGAAGCAGGTAAGCAAAGGAGATTTGATGAAATGTCTACCGAAGAAGTACGAGCTACCATTAATCAAGCAGTCAACGAGTTACCTGATGATAAGAAGAATGCCATTAAGCAAGTACTAAGAAACTCTAAAAATGGTAAAGAGTTAGAAGCTAATCTTAAGAAGCTATTAGAATGCGAAATGTATCTTTTCGAAGATGAAGATGGTATGGAATTTATGGTAGAAGAGTATGTAGACCCCTTAGATTATGACCCAGAGGGTTATACCTCTAAACAAGCAGGAGCGGGTATAGCTTCTGGTATCAATTTTCAAGCTGGAATATTACCTGCTTCAAAGAGAGGTTTCGAAGCTTTAAAGAAAGACCCTTATACTGAAGTATTATCCGATATGGAAGTTGATACTACTAAGGGTTATGGCCAAAATCAATATGGTAAGAGGGTTAAGGTAAGACATATGAAAAGGGTAAACCTTAAAGTTCCGATTTATAAACTCTACCATAACCTATTCAGTAGATATGGTGGAGCTGATAAGTATGCTTGGGCAGCTAATGCCAATGCTAATGGGGGCTTAAAGCAAACCGAAAAAAAATTAGTATGTCAACTTCAAGTGGTCGGTAGACCTATGCTAGCAACTTCCCAAATAATCCGAATAGATAACGTAGGAAAACGTTGGTCAGGTCTTTGGTATATAAAACAATGTACTCATTCAATGGATGCTGGGCAAGGTTACATAACTAATATGGAGTTAGTAAAGAATAATTCCAAGTCTGGCTCTGTAACTTCTAAGACTGATTTATCTACTCAAAATATTGTAGCTAATGATGCTAAAGCTAATGCTAAAACCAGTAAAGGTCAAGATAAAAAAGCTTTAAGCACTTCTCAAAATCTTAACCTTAATTTTACTTATAATGAGAAGGTATACTATAATGAACATTTCTTGAATGATAAAGGAGACATTATTGATATTAAGGGCCAAGCTGAGTTCATTCGAAAGAAAGCTTATTATACGGAGATAAATGCCGATAATCCTCAAGCCTTAGCAGAGGGTATAGTATTATCTACAGGTAATACAGTTACCTCTAAGGGTAAGTTAATCCCGGGCAAGATATCAGTTAAACAAATTCAAGTGCCTGAAGACTATAGGGTTAAGTTTAATTATATGGCCATAGCTAATCGAATATATCGAGACATAGCTAAAAGGCATAAGCGAATAGCAAGTCAAATCTATGTAGAAAAATAAGGGTATGAGTTACGAAACAGCAAAGATAATAACCGACGAAGGCTTAGAGGGTCTTGGTCGGTATTACTCTGTTTATCGGGGCATTGTTATTGATAATGACGATGTAGAGAAACATATGAATAGAGTAAAGGTATGTGTTCCAGAGGTAATGGGGGGAGTATTTGCTTGGGCATATCCTAAAGGACAACATGGTTCAATTAGTTCTGGTTTCAAATTCTTAGCCCCTAAAGTTGGGGATACGGTATTTGTTACTTTTGAATTTGGAGACCCAACTAAACCACTCTGGGAATACCATGGTTGGGGAATGAGCCAAATACCTCAACCATTGGATGGTCCTAATAAAATGGGGATAGTTACTCCTGAAGGAAACCTAATAGTCATAGATGATGATAACGGAGAACTCAATTTACATTTCAATGGGCCTGTAAATGTTTGTTCGGAGAAAGAGATAGTAATAAATGCCGAGGGAGATATAAATGTATCTTCTGGCGATTCAGTGATACTTAATACTGGAGAAAATGGTGGAGTAATCAATATTTTTCAATTAACCGAAAAACTAAATCAAACCATTCAAGAACTAGAACAACTTCGCAGTATGTTCAACTCTCATGTACACTCGGGTGTAACTACTGGACCAGGTTCTTCAGGTCCAACTCTAACTCAAGCAACTAAACCTTTCTCACAATTCGTTGTAGACGATTATGAGGATAAAACCTGCATACACTAATGGAAAAGAATTATTTTACAGACTTAGTTGGTATAGGTGTAACTTATCCTATCCAACTTACAACTAATGAAAAGGGTGAAAGAGGTTGGTACCCAGTAAATGGGGATTTTAAACTTATCAGAGATAATATAAGTTCAATATTATACTACATGATAGGCCAGAGATTTCGACAGGAAAACTTTGGTAGTAAATTATGGCAATGTATTGAGGAGCCAAACTCACAAGCCCTAAGTTTTATAATTAAAGAGTTTTTAAAACAAGCCATAGGTGCTTGGGAACAAAGGATAACCTTCCAAAATATCACCGTTACTAGAGTTGATGCAAAAATACACATAGAAGTAACATATGTAGTAAATGGAACAAATTCTAGTCAGTACCTCGATATCACCTATGACAGTTCGGATAATTCATTAAATACACAATAATATGGGAATCACAAATAAATGGCTTAACCCATACCAGAGGTCTTATCAACAGATTAAGGCCAAGCTGGTTGAATCCCTTATGGGACTCAAAGACCCTCAAGGTCAGAAACTCATAACGGATTATTCGGAGGGTAATATCTTAATTATCATCCTCTCATTGTTTGCGGCAATTGCCGAAGTACTTCACTACTATGTAGATAATATGGCAAGGGAAACTTTCCTATCTACGGCAAGAAGGTATGATTCGGTAGTTAAACATGGGGCTTTGGTAGATTATCATGCTCGAGCAGCAATTGCTGCTACAGTAGATGTAATCTTATCCAGAAGTATTACTGGTAATTCTATCGGAGCTAAATTAACTATACCTCAAGGAACTTTATTTACAGATTCTAGTGGTAATTCCTGGTTATCTGCCAGAGACGTAACTTGGTATTCAAATGTAACCACTTGTAAAGTACCAATTATACAACATGAGAAGTATACTGCAAGCGCTCTCAATAATATGGTAATACCCACTGGAGATAGAGTTATAATTCATCTTGGTACTCTACCCAATGGTAAGTATTATGAACAAGGCTCTATGTCATTACAGATAGGGGGGGAAACTTGGGTATTAGTAGATACATTTGCAAAATCCAAACCCACAGATAAGCATTTCATGGTTTCAGTAGATGAGGCACTCAATCCTTATATAATGTTTGGAGATGGTACCTTTGGTAAGAAGCCTGCAGCAGGAGCAAAAATAACCAATGTGGTATTCTACTTAACCAATGGTACTCAGGGTAATGTAAAGAGTAATACTATTACTTCTGTACCTTCAGTAATATCTTCCTCAATTACGGATGCTACTGTAAGTAATGCTTATGATGCTGGAGGCGGTTCAAACTACGAAAACTTTACCATGCTCAAGGAACACATACCTTTGAGTGTAAAGACTTTGGGAGTAGCAATTACCAAAGAGGATTTCGAAAGTTTAGCTATGTTAGTTGATGGGGTAAACAAAGCTAAAGCCGATTATGAATGCGGTAGAAAGCTTACTATATATATTAGCCCAGATGGTGGAGCAGTTGCTTCTTCTGAATTAATTAATAGGGTATATAATTTATTATCCCAAAGGGCTCCTATGACTACTTGGTTGAAGGTTAAATCTGCAGGCAAGGTTCAGATTATTCTAGAGATGGATGTTACCGGTAAGAAGTCTTATAAGACTGCAGAGATACAAACTCAAATTCTTACAGCATTATACAATGCCTATTCTCCAGAGCAAGCTCAGATAGGTGGAAGCGTAAGGTTATCAGATATCTATGCCTTAATAGATAACTTATCAACAGTAGATTACCTTCACCTTACTAAATTCTATATTAAACCTTGGCCTACTACCATCTATGGTAATAAAGAATTGAACTTGGGTCAGTTTAAATTGAATAAGGCTAAAGGGTCTATGACTTACTATATTACCTTCAATTCATCAACTACTTTTACTGTACGTTCTGTATCAAATGGGTATATGGCTACTGGTACTGTAGGTAATTCTATACAGGTAATAGATAAGGCTAATGGCTTTGACTTCTCTTTGGATATTCAGAACAATAATTATCAGTCTGGTTACAGATATTCTATTACGGTATCAGAACCTAACCATGACTATGAAGACCCTGGCTTTAATTTACCAGTATTCGAAAATGCTTCACAATTGACTTTAACCGTAAAAGAAATTGTATAATGATAAACCTCAAAAATCTAATCGACTTTTTGCCATTCGAGTATAAAGCTCAAGATACCTATAAGGTAAATGGCAAAGGCATCTTAGAGAGGTTTCTAGAAATTTGTGGAGAGCATTTTGAAGATTACATTACAAAGGATATTGAGAATATCTTGGACATTATCGATATAGATAAGGCTCCGGATATGTATCTCAATTTCCTTTGGCAATTCCTCGGAGAAATGCCCTTCGCTTATGGGAACACAATAGATGCTCAGAAGTGGTCAGAGTACTTTAATGGTTTCTACTCAGACAGTAAACTCCAAGAATTATCAAAGCTTTGGATAATACCCAAGGAGGGACCTTTCACCTTAACCAGTACTCAAGTAAGAAACATTCTAAGATACTCGATATCTCTATTCAAGATACGAGGTACTTCTGAGTTCTTCGAAATAATGATGAGGCTATATGGGTTAACCTGTACAGTCTCAGACCCTGCTAAGGCAGATTCTTACGATGGTTGGATAAAAGGCCATCCTTACTTCGACCAATACTTCTTGTACGACGACAAGTATTCCTATGATAATACCTTTGATTGTTCTCAATGTATACCGGTAACCTTTAGTCTTACAGGTCATGGGTATACTTCGAACTCTGAGGCATTCAAGAGATTTAGAGAAGCAGTAGAAAGTTTCTTTCGAAGATTCATACCTTACCACGTATCCTTCAATATCCAATATGGGTTTACAGTAAATGATGGGTATGCAATCAAGGCAGAACTGGTAAACCCAGACCAACCAAATCTGATAACTTCTGAAGTATTCGAAGTACCAGTTATGGTAACTGTAACTGCTGATTGGCCTAATGCAGATCTAAGGTTTCAGATATCAAGTGATAAGGTAAACTGGGGATACACAAAACATCCCAGTGGTTCCATATTTAATATACCAAGGGCTGGTACTTATTATTTCAGAAGCGTTGTAGATAACTCCAAGATAACCCAAATCACTGTAGGTCAAGAATCCTATAATAGGGTATACTCAATTACCTGTGACCCAGTTACTGCAGAGATAACTCCATCAAAGCTAAGTGTATATACGGTAGTAAGGGCCAATGTATCTTATAAGGGACAAATCAAAACTTGTAATGTTCGATTGTCGGGAACTGACCAAGTAAAGATATCAGGAGCAACCTGGGAATTTAAAGAACCTGGTACTTATTACTTTGAGATTGTAGAGTTCCCAGTAAAGCAAACTTCCTTTGTAGTAACTCGACAAGAGATTACTTATAAAGTAAGATGTACTCCATCGGAGTTTCGAGTTGGAGATAAACAAAGTATACGGGATGCAACTACTACTCTAACTATCGAATCTAATTACCCAGAATCGTTTACTGGAGATTTATATTGCAGATTGGTGGGTGACACTAAGTTATTTAAGAATGGTGATAAGTTTACTGCCAGTAGTTATGGTACCTATAAGTTTAGGTGTACTCTTGATAAAAGAGAAACTGAAGAAGGGGTGGGTATCTTCGAAGTAACTTCTGGTAAGACGGCAATCTATCGGGTTAGTATTAACCCACCATCTTCTACTTTGTTCAATGGCTCAGCCAAGACTACAGTAAGTATTCAACGTATCTCCGGTAATGGGGATGATTATAGAGTAAGGGTGGTAGAGACTGGGGAAGTATTCGATGCTAAGAATGGTTATGTATATACTACCAATAGGTCAGGTACTTATACTTTCCAATCCGTAGCATACCCCTCTGCAAGGACTATCTGGACTGTAAGCAATTCTCCAATAGTATATCAGAATAAGTTAAAGATAGTTCCTTCAGATACTACCGATGAACATTGGCAAGAACCCGATTGGACTTTGCCTGAAGACCAAATCGATGATACCTATGCAGTATATGCTTTGGTAGATGAGAAGTCTGCTTGTAAGTTCTCACTGGAAGAAATGAAGAACGGAGTAAATGTAGAGGGTACTGCTACTTGTGATGAGACTGGGGAAACCTATAATCTGGGTAAAGAAATTACTCTTACTAAAGCAGGTACCTATACTTTCGTAGCAGATGATGGTTCTTCTCTAAGATGCCAAGTAATCCTAGAGGATTATCCAACTATCATTGAGATATCTTGTACTCCAGAGTATGCCGAACTAAAGGGTACTGTTAAACAAGTATCTACCCTAATCAAGTGTACTTCGAATAAACCAGATTTCGATAGTAGAATTAGGGAAGTAGGCAAGGTTAATACCTACGATGCTGGTGGGCAAGGCTATGAATTCGTTACTGCTCAAGCAGGAGAATATATCTTTGAATCAGTTGCAGATACTTCTAAGAGAACTAAGTTCACAGTAGTAGATGCAGACCTCTTAAGTGTTAATCCTCAAAAGTTGGAATGGGATTTCGATGACTTATCAGAAAAGACTTTCACCATTACAACCTACAGTAATCAATCTTGGCAAATAGTAGAACAATGATAAACACAATCGATAGAATCACTGAGACCACAACTCAGTCTTTATTCAAGACATTCACTGTGGGTATATTGGGAGAGTGTACACAAATATTGTATAATTTGAGATGGATGATAATCCTTGCAATAATTCTAATCCTATCAGACTTATGGTTTGGGTTATCTGCAAGTAGGTTACAGAAAATCGAAATTCGAAAATCTAGAGCTGGAAGAAGAACTCTAAACAAAATAGTAGATTATATCTGTTATGTTCTACTTGGTGCTGTACTTGGTAAAGCTATTGGGGAACCCTATGGGATGAACCCAATAGTGGTATCAATAACGGTTATGGTAATATGCTACTGTTTCGAAGTAGATAGTATATATGGACACATCTGTGAAATACATGGTATTAAGAAACGGTACAGTATATGGAGAATACTCTTTAAATTGTTAACCCTCAAGTTCAAGGATGTAGGTGAAGCATTTAAAGATATGTCAGAACAGAAAAATCAATTTAAAAATACTAAGGACAATGAAGACGTACTTTAAGTATGAAGGTATTATTAAATCAAAGGAAGCAGCAGAGGCAATTGCTGCTCCTTCTGGTTTAGGACCATTCTGTGGATTTGGCTCAGCTACCATAAATGGTAACAAGTTAGTGGTATCTCCTCAGGGAGTTGCTGGAAGTAAGTATGCCAATGTAATCAAGGATAGGATTATGGCAAGGTATATGGCAAGGGCTTCAGAAGATGGAGAATTGCCAGATGTAAACTTTGGGTGTATTTCAAGGGATGGGTATGTATTTATATCTGATGAACAAACTATTACCATTGAGAACATCCAAGGTACCCAAGGTTCAACGGAAGAGGTATTACTCTTTGCAGTACACACTACTATCTCCGAACCTGTAGATAACCCAGTAGACTTTGTAGCTTATTGGAATGAATCCTCCGAAAGCTTCTACACCTTGTTTAAAAAGTCTCTGGATATTTATTATCCGATTGCCGAAGAGAATCGTACACCGGATATCATTAATAATGATGTATATTCTAATTACGATATGACCTATAGCAATCTTCTAGAGATGGTAGAGAGTGCTTGCCCTTATTACTCTAATAATAAAACTTCCGTTGTTCTTATCGGAGTATATGGTAAGGGTACTGATGCAATGACCAAACGAAATGAGAACTTTGCTATCGTACCCTATCAGGGTAAGTTCCAAGAAATCCCTTATACTACTGCTGCCCAGAGTATGATGAAAGAATCAGTGAAAAGAGTAGAACAGATAAATTCAGGCTTTCCAGTAGTAGATGAATCGGGTACTAAGTTAAATATCAAGCAATACATTGATAGTCAAATTGAGGCTATCAGAAAAGAATTCTCTGAATCTCTGAGTACTGCTAACTTACCAATCGGTTCTATTATTCTTTGGGAAACCGATGTAATACCCGATGGTTGGGCAGAATATACTAAGGCAGCTGGTAGAATAGTTATTGGTTACCAAGCTGGAGGTGTTCAAATTGGGGATGAAGTAATGTTACAGAATGTTGGAGATTACTATACTCCAACTAAAGGCAACTTCCTAATCTCAATTAAAGGCGATGACCTTCCTAAGCATAGGCATGCTCTTGGTGTATCTAAAGGTAAACAAGATGATGCCAATAACTGGGAGAACGTTCGTCCTCAATCTTTCTTTAATAGGGAGACAGGGTTGAATGGTGATTTCGGTAGAGGAACCCCTACCAAGGGTATTCAAGATGGTGCTATCGTAGTAAGCTGGAACCTATTAGGGGAATCTTTCTTACAGGAAACTTCGGTAGAAACTTTGGATATCGAGAAATTGCCACCGACTATTACATTACGATATATCCAAAAAATATCATCATAAAGTTGTTATTAGTTATTTAGTAGTATTAAAACTCATGTGTACTATTTGTATTGTTTAAGAGTAAACATTCGTTTACAATCTGTGTTTTGCATAGTAAAAATCAATTGGGAAAGGGACGTTGGGAAACGTCCCTTTTCTTTTGTGTTTAGTATTTAAGTTCTTCTTTAGCCCGGTCTTCCCAATATTGTATGTCTTGCCTAAGTTCTGAAATATATCTCATGGAGTCATTTGTCTTAGGCATTTCGAAAAATTCTATAAGCATTATATTAGTAATACGGGTACTATTCCCAAGTCTTTCCTTGATAAAGGGTGGAGGAGTAATTAATACCTCAAATAAAAGATAGGCATCAGGTGAAAGCTTATCCTTCATATAGGTATACATCATATCGAGCATTTCTGATTTAGCTTTCTCTTCTTCACTATCATCCTCTAATTCCTTATCATTATCAAATAAGTCATCGAGTTTAAAGAGACTTTGATTATACTCGGCTTGTTCTCCGTATGCAGAACGAAGCAATTTATTTTTGAATGTACTAAGTGATGCAAGGATTCTTGCTTTAAGATGTTCTTCAGTACATTCACCATAGTATTTGTTGAAAACAAATAACATCTTATCCCAGAAATAAGATTGGATAATATCCGGTGTAAGATTAAACCGTTTATAATCAATCTGTCTGGTAAGGTTTCTAATTACTGGCTTACAAACTTTATAAAGTCTGTTGAAAGTAGCTTCATCATATTCTTGCATAGGTTTTAATCGATGAAGCTCTGAACCGTTATTTCCTTTACTTTTTCCCATGTTTTTAAATATTCGTTATGCAAATATAAGTATTTTTTCTTATATAAAACAATAATATTAAATAATCTGGAGCTTAAGGTAGTGGATTAGTAGTTTCTAGATAGATGTCAACATGCTCAGAACTATCTCGGTACTATCAAAATCTATTAGTTTATATAATATTGCAATATAGATATGAAGAAATTTAAAGACAACATCAAGTTCAGTTTTTCTCCCGAGTTTCAATTCGAGATACTCAGGTTTGTTTTAAAAGATAAGGAAGGGGGATTAGTACTCAAAAGGATTAAATCCAATTACCTGGTTCTCATAGAACACTCCCTTATCTTCGAAGGTATATCAAAATATTTTAAGAAGCAAGGCAGAATGCCCTCCGAGAATATCTTAAAGGAAGTATTAAAAGAGTTACTAGAATCCAAAACCTATGTGGATTTGGTAACTAAGGATGATATACCTAATATCAATAAACTAATAAGTAATCTCTATCATATACCACTATCGGATTCTGATTACATAAAAGAAAAGATATATCAGTTCTCTACCTATGTTGAGATGAAGAACTTAAATGATTCTTTTGATTTGGATAACTTCGAACAATACGAAGAATATTCGAGGAAGATTGAAAAGGTACTTCAGAAAAGTAAACCTAAGAAAGAGGATGAACCCCTATATATGATTCGAGATATTACCGAGAGACAGTTTAGAAGGCAATCAGAACCTTCAGTATTACCATGCCCATTTAGGCAATTGAATGATTTAACCAATGCAGGAGGTTATCCAGAACATTCGGTTAATGTGATATTGGATAAACCTAAAGCAAAGAAAACATTCTTCATGGTAAATCTTGCAAGAGGTTATCTTAGAATGAAGAAGTCTGTATTATATATTGATACAGAAAATGGTCAAGAACAAATTATGGACCGTTTCATTCAATCAAGTATTAATAAAACTAAGAAGGAATTATACTCGGGTGAATATGATAAACTTGAGGCAAAGCATTTAAGGAAACTTGCAAGGTTTGGAGTTGAATTAGTGGTTGAGCGTGTACCAGCAATGATTACTAATACCACTTATATAAGGGAAAAGATAATTCAGCTTCGTAATCAAGGAATTGATATTAAAGTTCTTATGGTTGACTACGCTGGTAAGCTTGCATCAATAGCGGGTGATAGAGAAGATTTCGAAAGGATATCTAATGTATACGTAGACCTTCAGAATCTGGCAGAAGAATTACATTTAGATATTATATGGACTGCCCATCACATTACTCGTGAAGGTAAAAAGCATAGGCTTACTAGATACGATGAGAATGATATCTCTGGTTCAATTGCCATTGTTCGTAATGCCCAGGTTATCATGGGTCTTAACTCTACTGAGCAAGAAGAAAAAGATAATATTCTTCGAGCTGAGATAGTAGTACAAAGGGATGGTCTCCCTTTCGGTAGAGCATTATTCAAATGCGATGTCGAAAGGCAAAGATGTACGGAATTTACAAGGGAACAACGTAAACAATATGATGAAGTATATGGTAGTAAGTTGGATGAACAATTTAAAAAGAATACTAACCCGGATGCGGATTCTAAGAAAAGGGCTAATAATAGTGGAGATATATAAGTATGAGTAAGTTTAAAGATAATATACCAGGATTCCCAGGTTACCATGTAACTAAGAATGGTGATGTATATTCTATGAAGTGTAAGAGTGGTAAAAGGCCAGAGGCTTTTAAACTTAAACCTAGATTAAATGGTAATGGTTATTATAGGATTGGATTATACAAGGATGGTATTAAATATGAGAGAAGACTTAATAGATTAGTTGCTATGGTTTATATACCTAACCCGGACAACTTACCTTGTGTATGTCATAAGGATAACAATCCATTAAACAATAATGTAGATAATCTCTATTGGGGTTCAGTAGAGGATAATATTCGGGATAGGAAGGGTAGATACGAAATTGGAGATATTACAAGATATAAGTTAAGAACTGGTCTTCATAAAAGTATGGTTAAAATATGCGTTAAATATCTTAGAGACTTAGGTTACTCTTGGAAAGATATTAGGATAGCTTTACACTTAAGTAGAGTAGCCATAGAAAAGTATAAAAAGCCATGAAGAAACTAAAAGATTACTTATCCATATTTAGATGGAAGTTGGGTTATCATGAATGGGTAGCAGTTCATTGGACTGAGTTTAAACAGAGACCTCGTAGGGCAATTTTTTCTAAGAAAGGCGGGAGAAGGAAAGCCCAGTATTATGAGAAACGTCATGTAGAGTATTACTGTAATATATGCGGGAAGAAAAGATATGAAAATAACAAACCAGTTTAAATCTAGACTAAGGACATACTTTATTAAACGATTGGGAGCATTCGATTATAAGCACGGATGGTTACGCATTCCCACTTGCCCATATTGCGGGAGAGAACAGAAGTTGGGAGTTAACCTTTCTATGTATAGAACCAATTGTTTTAGATGTAATGCCCATCCTTCTCCTGCTCAACTAATAATGGACATAGAAGGATTTACTGAGTACCATGAACTAATTAATTTTTTGAACAATGGACAATTTGATGAACTACAGTTTAAGGAAGAGAAAATCGAACTTGCCGAAAGTAAGCCCGTATATCTCCCAGATGGATTTAGAAATATTTCGCTCGGAGACAGCCAACTTGCAAAAAGCATTCGTGGATATATCAAGAAACGCGGCTTTAACCTCGAGAAGTTTTCAAGATGTGGTATCGGATATGGAACAATGGGCACGACATATGGGTACCTTATCATCCCGTTTTATTATCGAGGACAACTTAGGTATTACAATGCTCGAAATGTTATCGGAAAAGGACCCAGATATGATAACCCAGACAAAGACATCACCGGTTTGGGAAAACAATTTATCATCTTTAATCATGACGCATTGGAGATGTATCGGTCGGTATTCATTTGCGAAGGAGCACTTAATGCTCTCACAATTGGGGATAGAGCAATTGCCACAATGGGCAAAGCTATTAGTCAGTACCAAGTCAATGAACTACTTAAATCCCAATGCCAAAGATATATTATCCTTTTAGACCCCGATGCCAGGTCTTATGCTGTTAATCTCGCACTTAAATTAGTAGCTTATAAAAAAGTCAAGGTAGTATTTCTTCCAGAGGGTTTTGATGTAAATGATTTGGGGAAGAAACAAACACTTAAGCTAGTATATCAAACAAGGTATCAAAGTTATCAAGAACTGATTCAAATCAGAAACTCTTTGGAGTAAGGATTTCCTATTATATTATAAAATAATATATTTATGCGTGAACCATCTATCCATATAACTAAGTCTCAGTTTGAGGAAATATTAAATACCTTAGAGGTAGATAATTTCCCAGTTGAGGCTTTTTTTGTTATTGCTCGAAAGGAGGCAATAAATCATAGAGCAGTCTTAGTTTCTAACAATAAGAATACTAAGAAAGTTTCTAACATTTTACTAGCATCTAAGGGGGATGCTGCCCTTGTTGCTGATATTTTATATGCAACTCGTATAAAGTTAAAGCATAGAGGGGTTCGTAAAATAAACGAAAGTAATTCTCGAGAATGGGCAAATTGTAAAAAGCTTGCAGAAGTATGTAATAACTTCTGTGAAGATTTCAAATTTGATACCCGGGAAGGTTTTATTAAATACATTGAGACTGGGTTAAAGAGGATGACTGATTATCGTAATGTTATGCAAAGGTTATTATCCATGCAGGAGAACATTACTAATCAGATAGATGCTGAGATAGAATTACAACATTCAGATTTAGAACTTACTAAAGAGATACATGATTATTTCATAGGTAAGATTGCTAAGGCAACTGGTATATATGAGTCTTATGAAAATCAACCCGAGAAGTATGTACACTTTGCAAAGGTAGGTGAATTCCTAAAAGAGGAGGGCTGGAATTATAAGACCTTCATCGATGCTCAGTTTGAATCTCTTGCATGGTGCAATGGGTTACCGGATATTGCACAAATGTATACGGATAAAGCAATTGAAAGATACAATAAGTATTTATATAAATATAAGAATAAACAACTACTTGAAGGTGAACCAGAAGTTGAAGGTTCCCTTTGGGATAAAATAAGAAAATGATATGAAAGGTTTACAATTTTTCGGAAACAGAGTAGAGGATGCAGCTAATGCTTTTATAGATGTCCTCAAGTATTCAGACCAATCCGTGGATTATCCAGATTTTAAGGATATCGAACCATGGCCTGATGAGATAATTAATATGTTCTATGTGATTTGGAAGAATGCCAAGTTCTCAGAACTAAGTGCCATCATTATGTATACCCAACAGTCTTCTAGATTTGAAGAAATATCAGAATTGATGTTGGGTATTGGTTTGGTAGAGATGAGACACCTTGATAAGATATCGGACTTTTTACAAAAGGCAGATCCTTATGAGGATTACTCTACCATGAATATTAATCCTACGATTGAGATTGGTTCTACTTGGGAACAAGCTTTAAAGATTGCTTTGAATTCCGAGATAGAAACTATTGGTCACTACAAGAAAATCCAAAGAGCAATTGCTCAATACGAGGAACGTCCAGATTACGATGATGTGAATTATTTCCTTGAGAAATTGATTGCCGATGAGGAACATCATATCAAACTTCTTAAGGAAACAATGGGCATGGATAAATCTACTAAGGGTGTAACGGTAATTATCAAATGAGTAGGATAATCATACAGAATGGGAATATGTGCGAACTCGACTTACCTCTTAAGTTCGCACAAAAACTTTATAATGAGTTCGCTATTCGACATCCAAATGCTTTCTACTTACGTACAAGGCAAAGAGGTATGCAGAATTGGGACGGTAAGATTCATTACATCACCAAGACTGGGCAATTTAAAATAGGTTTACTTCCCAAAGTATACGATATGTGTATTGAAATGGGTATTAAACCTAAAGTTGTAGATATGAGACAACCTTTACCTAAAGTCAGTAAAGTAGTTACGAATATAGGCAAATATAAATTAAGACCAGAGCAAGAGAAAGCTGTTAAGGCAGTTATCAATAATAAGATAGGGAATACACCTTTTCATATTGGCGTATTAGATTACACTGTTAATGCCGGTAAATGCACCGGTAAGGGTACCTTAATACATACTGAGGATGGGTTATTACCTATAGAAAAAATCGTTTCTGAAACAGGTAAGATACGATATAAAGGTAAAGTCCTTACTAAAGAAGGTGTATTAGTAAAACCCAATGCAGGAGTTTATAATGAGATTAAGGTAGTAAAGATAACTACTTCTCAGGGTTATACTCTAATCTGTGGATATGAAAATCACAGATTATATACTTATTATGGAGATAATCTACAATGGGTATATGTCAAGGATTTAAAGAAAGGGGATTGTTTACCTATCTCCTTAGAATATACTCATTCTAAAAATACCATAGGTAAAAACCTTAGCTATACTTTGGGAGCTTTATCCGGAGATGGTCATATTCATCAAGTTTCTAAAAATCAAATAAACATATCTATATCAGGTCAAGATATAGAAGTAGCCGAAGTAGTTAAAGCTACTATGGATGAAATCTGTAAAACTCCTGTAGAAATAAAACCCCACAAAAGATTTAAAGGTTTTCATATATCTAAATCCGATACTAATTTTGCTAAACTGCTTCAAGAGGAATATCCAGAATTAATTGGTACTGCCCATGAAAAGTACATACCCGATAAGATTCTTCAGGCTTCTTATGATGACTTAAGGAATTATATAGCAGGTTTATTTGATACAGATGGGCATAATTCATCATCTCATGGTAGAAGATCCTTATCTTTTACTACTGTAAATCTTGAAAATGCTCGTAGAGTACAACAAGCCTTATTATCTTTAGGAATAGCTTGTTGTCTTAAACCCAAGAAGACTTCATGTAATGGTAAAGAGAGTATAGCTTATAGAATAACTATTCATAGCGAATTTTATGATGAGTTTCTAGAAATAATACCCATGAGGATTGAAAGAAAATGTATCCCTAGCAATTCTCAACGGAATAACTACAGTAATAAACTACCTTTTAGTAATTTTGCTAAAGAACTTTATGATAAGCTTTCTTGGAAAGAAAAGGGTAAGTTTAGAAAAACCTATGGTAGAGTTATAAGTACACAGGTAAGTCATCATAATAGATTAACTTTAACTGCTTTTAATTGTTTAGTAGAATTCTTAGGCTCTAATAATGATAAAGCTACAGAATTACTAAATATTTCTAGTAATTGTTATTGGGATAAAATAGATAAGATAGAAATCTTAGATAAATACCCATGTTATGATATGGAGATACCTAAGTATCATAATTACCTATCTAATGGATTCATATCTCATAACACACTTATCATGTCGTCTTTATATTTAACCTATAAGAAGCAGTTAAAGACTTTGCTAATAACTAATGATTCGGATTGGTTAAATCAAGCTAGAGAAGAATTTAAGCAATATCTTCCCGGAGAAGATATCACTTTTGTTCAAGGCAAGGTTTTAAACTGGAGTAACTTTACTATAGGTATGGTTCAATCTATTTCGAGAAATATGAGATTCTATCAAAAGGAATTATCTCAAATAGATATGGTACTTATAGATGAGGCTGACCAAGGAGGTAGTAAGCAATATCAGAATGTAATCACTCGGTTATTTAATACCAGAATTCGTATAGGATTATCTGGTACGATTTATATGAGTAAGCTTGCTAAGGATAGGGTTAAGAATATGAACCTTGAATGTTTCTTTGGTAAAGTGATTGCCGAGTTTAAACTTAAGGATTCTATCAAAAAGGGTTACTCAACTAAAACTATCGTAAAGATGGTACCCGGTAAACCTTGGTATGGTAATTGGGAATCTGATTGTATATCTTATAAAGAGATATATGATGATTCGATTACTAACAGTTATACTGCTTGGTTAATGGCATATTCCAGATTACGATGGAATATTAATCAAGGTAGATATCCTGCTCTTGTAGTATGCAAGCATATTGCACATTGTGAAAATCTATATAAGTTCTTTAAAAAGAAACTGGGCGATGCCTATAATATTGCCTATGTGCATGTTAATACTCCCTCTAAGTTAAGACAACAAATAATGATGGATTTTAGGGAAGGCAAAATAGATATCTTGGTATCAACTACAATCATTGCTCGAGGTAAAAACTTTCCTAAGCTTAGGTATTTACTTAATGCAGCAAGCATGGATAGTCAGGAAAAATCTATTCAGTTTCTTGGTCGTTTGGTAAGAACCGATAAATCGAAAAAGAAAGTATACCTGGATGACCTTCATTATCCTGGCCCTTATTTAGATAGGCATGGTAAGCATAGGAAGCAATATTATCAGAGACAAGAATTGAAAGTAATATTGTTAGATAAGCTATGGAAGAAACATCCTAACCATAGCCTTATTAAGAGTTAACTAGAAGTACTATGAGTATTTACTTTTTCTCCGTAGGAGGAAAAGAAGATTACAATTAATAAGCATATAGGCATTATGAATAATGATAAACTAATATGTATCAGAGATGAGGATGATAATAAACTAACTACTCTTTTATCAGATGGTTGGAAGATAATTCAAATCTCTGCATCAGGTATTTATTGCTGGGTACTCTTAAGGAAACCCAATAACACTAAAAAGAAAATTAAAGGCTTTCAGTGATGGAGAAATATATTTTAATTACAGCGGTTGTTATTATGATAATAATACTCGCTTTAGACTCCATACTTTCTAAGGATGGCTATCAATGCCATTCATGTAAGAAACGTTTTCATAAAAAGGATTTGGAAATTAAGGGATGGCATTTCAAAGAATGGGTCTGTCCCAATTGTAAACACATTAATTACACTTATGATGAAGAAGATTAGGGAATGGTTTAAATCTCTTGTTGTTGGGGAGGTACATAATCCTAAACACGTATTCAACTGTAGAGATTTGATATGGGTATCAAATTTGGAAACTTCTCAAAATACCCCCGAATGTTTTACTCATTTCTTTTGTTTGTACTGGAGTAATGGTATGGTAGTCAAAGTATGTCAAGAGAGTCATGATAGAAATTCATACCAAGAATTATATAAACTCAGGGAACTATTTATTAATAACATGGGTTATTCCTATGTTCCCATAGAAGATAACAGTGAGATATACATTTATTATAAACGTAAAAAAGACATATAATGGCTAAGAAAAAGAAACAACTTCCTGACTTATCGAAGCAAGATATTCTTACTCCCATAGATTTAAGTACTTTGGGGACTAATGGAGACCCTTGCTTTGGTATTGGGTATGATTTATCAACTAAGGAATGTAAGCTATGCGGAGACTCAGAGCTATGTGCATTTAAGATGTCACAGAACTTGAACATTACAAGAAAAGAACTTGAACAGAAGAATCAATACAAGGATTTGGATGTACTTGAAGATACCGTTGGTATCAAGAAATACATCCGATGCTTGATTCGGAAAGGCAAAGAGAAAAAAGAAATTATCTCAAAGACAGTTGAGAAATTTGAAGTACCTAGAAAACGTATTAGAGAACTTTATAAAGAGTGTATTAAATAATGAAACCAATAGAGATGATATGGGCTATGTTCAAGGTATACCTTAACAACCCAAACTATTTTGTAAAGCAAGAAGATGTACTTGCTAATTTATGTATGGAGGGTTCTACCGATGTAATCAGGATGTGTAATTCATTGGGAGTACATGTTTCCAGACCCGAGAAATTAACCTTTGGACAACTTTTACGTAAATGTAATATATTATGAACAGATTTAGATTTATCAAAGTAAGGGAGGTAGTATCTCCCAACAGAGCAAACCCAAATGATGCTGGGTTAGATTTCTATGTACCAACTAATTTATACCCTGAGGATATTCATTCTAAAAATGAATTCGACTCCGAAGGTTATGATTTAGATGTTCCTTTTGGTGAAGCCTTTGTAAGGCATATAGCTTTAAAACCAGGTCATCGTATACTTATCCCATCGGGTATCAAAGGTTTGCTAGAACCTCCTGCATCTATGTTAATGGCAGCAAACAAATCTGGTATAGCTACTAAGAAAGGGTTAATCTTTACTGCCGAGATAGTGGATTCCCCTTATGTTGGAGAGATACATATTGGGATATATAACACTTCTCAAGAAATTCAGGTTATCGAGGCTGGTCAAAAGCTGGTACAATTTATTCATGTACCCATTTATATTACCGAGCCAGAAGAGATTCAACAAGAGGAATTTTATACTGAATCCCAGATGTGGGGAAGTAGAGGAGGGAATGGTTTTGGTTCATCAGGAAGTAAATAATCATGGACATCAGGAATATAAATGAACAAGTGCCTCAGGTAGAAGAAACTGAGGCACGGATATTACAAGAAATGTATGTTCTTGGGATAGAGCAATTCTCTGGGTATAAATCCATAGAAAAGCTACCAGATTACCCATTAGATATAAATAATCCAAAGAGCCAAGTTATTCTAAAGGATTTTATTGGTAGAGTTATTGAAGAGTTAACTGAAGGATTCGAATCTACCGATGAAGTAGTATCTATATATCGTGATTATGGATGGAATAATGATTGTTTAACCTCAGAGGAATATACTCAGGTATTAAATCATCTAGCAAATGCAAATGAGGAACAAGCAGATGCCTTGGGATTCTTCTTTACTTTGCTTTTGTATTCTAATATATTGCCAGAAGATATATTAAAATACCAAGATGCAAAGAGTTTATTTGAGGTAATGGCAATTGGAGTCAAAGACTTACTCATCAAGTACCCAGACCATCGAAGTGTAAGGAAATACCCTATACTAAGTCCAACTGATTGGGCAAGAGAAGATAGAGAAGAATATGATAAGATAGTTTCTTATACCCCAGGTTTTCATGAAATGAGCGAGATATCTCATGAAAATGAGAAGCTATATTTATGGGAAGTAATATATGAACTTAATAAAGCAAGGAACTTCCTTAAATGTAGACCCTGGAAACAAACTCAAGTGATGACCAAAGAAATAGATTTTCAGGAATCTTTGGTAAAGTCATTCTATCTCTATATGGGATTTTTAGCCATGAATGGGTTTACTCCTTGCGGATTGTTTAGTTTATTCTTTAAAAAACAACGTCTCAATTTATGGAGACAAAATACTAATTACTAGCATGTCAGGATGGAACCATAAATTAGAGGGACTTCAACTTAATCCGGAGGAGTCCCTCCATTCGTTAGAATTTGCTACTTCACAAGAGGCATGGGAAAAACTTAATGAGGGGTTCTTAAGATTAGAGCCTGCTTTATTTGCAAAAGGGGCTATTGCCAATAGTGGGGTAGCTGTAGTGTATAATGTATTTATAAAGATACGAAAAGCATGGGTAGACCCAGAATTTGATTATGGGCGGTGTTTCAATTATAAAGAAACTAAGTGGACTAGCTTATTGAATAACTACATAGATTTTAATAAGCTTGACTTGTTGCGTAGTAAACTGAGAGTACTGAGAAATAAGTACAATCAGAATTACAATATAACCTATATGTTTAACAATCATCATGATAACGGAAAGCAATGTCTAATAGCAGCGACTTTTTCAAAACGATTCGGGGAGGACATCCCAGTTATTACAATGGTAGTTCGGGCTTCGGAGATTACCAAGAGGTTAATATTTGATTTCCTATTAATTCAACGAATGTCAGAGTACGTATATGGGCCGGACCAGTCAGTACAAATCAACCTATTTGCGACTCAAATGTACGGAAATGTGGAGACACTTCTAATGTATCATACCCATAAACCTTTGAAGAAGGTACTTAAAGGAGCAGAGGAGAATTCATGGAATAAGAGGATAAAAGAGATATGGAAAAAATTCCAAAAGGGCACAGAGAAGGAATTCTCTTCATTCAAGGTATTCTTTAGAAGTTTTAAAGTGCTTCGACCAGATTTATATGAGGAAACATATAAATCAATGAAAGCAAAAGAATTACTTCTCGAGTATGAGGATATAGAATACCCGGAGAATGTAATCTCTTACTCTCAACGTAAAGCCTATAAAAAGAAACTTTTAAAACAAAAGAACAATGGAAGCTAAGGAATTTTTAAATCAGAAGCGTATAGGATTAGTAAACAAATTCTATTACCAAGTTTTAGAGATTAAAAAGAACGGTGCAGAACCAGATATACCCTTGTTAATGAAAGAGGTAGAGGATTTTGATAATTTTGTATTTCGCTACTGGCATATGACCTGGGTTAATTCTACAATGTCATACAGTTAAATATTTATATAATATGAGGATATATTCTAACAGTTTTGAGTTAATGTCCGAAATGGGCAGAGAACTCAACAGTTATGGTCAAACTGTAAAACCAAAGACCTATCAAAATAAAGTGATTGAAGGTAATGAGGATTTTATTACAAAAGAACTCATTTGCCAACAATATTGTTTAACTTCACTTGGAGACCCAGTATGGTTATTCATATTCTCTCATTCAAAGGAATGGGCAGATGCTGAGTTCCAAGAAAGGATTAATACTTCTGAGGTAATTAACCCGGGCAAAGCTTGGGAATTAAGAAAAGACTTATGGGAACAGTTTTTGGTAAATGGTAAATTTGATTATACCTATAATGAGAGAATCATCCATGTTATTAAACCATTGATAAGATTACTGAAGGACGATAATGACACTCGTAAAGCAGTATTACCAATATTCAATGGTGATATGGACGGATTAGATACCGATTGGTATGATGGTAGTAGACGTATACCCTGCTCTATGTATTATGACTTCCTTATCCGTCAGAATGGTAAAGGAGAGAAGGTATTACATATTTGCTATCATCAAAGAAGTTCGGACTTTGTACAACATTTCGGTAATGATGTATATCTTGCATGGAGACTCATGCAATATGTAGCTAAAGAGGTAGGAGTAAAACCGGGTTATCTGTATCACACAATCGATTCTCTTCATGCTTATAAGAAAGATTGGACATCATTAGCATCTAATCTGGAAGACTTACAAGAGAAATACTAATAATGAGGGATGTATCTACTACTGGTGGGTATGTCCCTTTTTCTATTTTAAAATATGGAGACACGGTATACAATAATAAAAAACAAGAGAGAGCTTAAGAAACTTATTGCTTGTTGTAAAGCTACGGGTTATGCTTGCTGCGACTACGAAACAAATGCAGAACCTATATATAATAAGGGTTTTAAGCCAACTATACTCTCAGTATCCTGGATGCCAGGGTTTGGTGCTTCCATTCCTTTAGACCATTTCGAAACAAAAGATTATACATCTCCAGGGTGGAATTGGAAAAAGATGCTAAGGAAATTTGGGGAAGAGGTAATTGAGAATTATGAGATAACCAAGGTTGCATGGAACTGGAAATTTGATGACCAGATAAACCAAAAGTATCGAATATTCTATAGAGGTACTTGTTTAGATGGTATGCTTGCAAAATATCTACTAAACGAGGAAAAACCTAATGATTTAAAATCAATGGTAAGAAGGTATTTACCAGAGTATGGTAACTATGAGAAGCAAGATGCTTTCGATAAAATACCTTGGGATAAAAAAGAGTTAGACCCACTTTGCCATTATGGATGTCAAGATACGGATTATACTCTTAGGTTAATGATATTCTTTGAAAAGAAGCTGATTGACCTTGGTTTGTACAGTACCTTCAGGAATTTAATTATGTCTGCATCAAGGGTACTCACTTCAGTAGAGAAGAATGGTTTGTATCTAGATAGAGAGTTCAATAATCAACTACTGGAAACATATAAACCAAAAATAGATGCGGCTAGACAAGCTATATATGATTTGCCAAGAGTAAAGAAATTCGAAAAGAAGTATAATCAAGAAAAGGTTGATAAATATATTCAATCTATCGAAGCTGAACTTGAGGAGCTAGATTATAATGATCCAAAAGATAAACGAAAGATTGTATCAAGGGAACAGAAAATCTCAAATATCAAGGCTGGTATATTCACAACTAAAAAGGAACAAGAATTGATAAGACCTATCAATTTGGGTAGTTCAGTTGATTTACCTGCATTGATGTATTCGGAAGAAGGTTTTCATTTTGAGGTAATTAAGAATAATGAATCCGGTAAACCAAGTACAGATGAAGAGACTCTTACTAATCTAAGGTTAACCGTTAAAAAACCAGATTCACCTAAGGCAATTTTCCTTGATAGGCTTCTTGAATTACGAGGTTTAGAGAAGATGTATAAAACCTATATAGAGGGTTGGAATGAAAAAGTTCAAGATGATGATAGATTACATGGAAGATTTCTTATTCATGGGACTACAAGTGGAAGATTATCCTCTGCAGAACCTAATGCTCAACAAATTCCCAAGACATCCGTAGACCCCAATATTAAATTACAATTAAAAGCTCCTAAAGGAACCTTATATATTGCTAGTGATTTTAGCCAGGCAGAATTAAGAATTATGGCTCATCTATCTGGAGATGAAACTTATCTTAATGCTTTTAACTCTGGTCAGGACCCTCACTTAGCAATTGCTGCTACTAAATATCATATACCCTATGAAGAAGCTCTTAAGATATATGAGGATGAAAATCATCCAGAACATAAGATATGGAAGGTGAGAAGAAAGCAAGCTAAACAAATTGCTTTTGGACTTATTTATGGAATTGGTGCAAAATTACTAGCAGTAAAACTATCTGACCCAAAATCTGGTATTATAGTTACACCAGAAGAAGCCCAAAAGGAAATGGACATATTCTTTGGTCAACACCCCAAGTTGAAGACCTTCTTGAAGAAACAAGAGAAATTCCTTAGAAAGAATGGGCATCTGGTATCATTATTTGGGAGGAAAAGAAGATTACCCCAAATATATTCAAATGATAAGGGAGAAGAAGCTTATGCTTTGAGATTAGCATTAAATTTCCCATGTCAATCAGCAGCATCTGATATGTGTTTATTTGGAAGTATTCTCATATACTACTTAATGAGACAAGGTAAATTACCCTCTACTAAGTCTGTATGTTTGGTACATGATGCTAATTATCAGATTACTAAACCAGAGAATATTAATATTTGGAGTATATATGAGATGTGGCAAATTTATAGGAACCCATTAACTAAGCCATACTTCGGCTTTCAGATAGATGATGTCACAATGGACATGGAGTTTGTTATTGGTAGGTCAATGGCAGAAGAGTTACCTTTTATTCCGGGTTATGATTATAAGAAAATGTTAGAACCTGATTTCTCAGTAGAAGAATATATGGAAGAACATAAGAAATATAAACACATACCTATTTCAGAGTATAAGAAACGTTTTAACAAACAAATGAAGCAATATGAAAAGGATTTTGAACGGGCCCACGGTATGGAGGGCTAAATGCCCAGTATGTGATTGCGAATTTGAATATGATACCAGTGAAACTTTTGGGGTTTATAATAAATCTGGGGATTATTTTAGGATAGTACAATGTCCTAATTGTAAAACTAATATAAAGCATTCAGATTCAGTATCTACCATTACAGGAGTGAAAAGAGAAGATACTATGTCTACATAAATAATATAAATTTATGGAATTATGGCAACACAGAAAGAGATTGATAATGCAAGTAAGTTAACTGCCCTTACTTATATGGTTGCAGGTTGCTTAGGTTATTCTATCGAAAATTTACTTAAGTATTTAGATGGGGTTAATCTAAGGTTGAGTGGACAAGAAAAGATGTTACTTAATCGATTAAAGACTCAGTTATCTCAAGTACAAACTAATCTTACTACTTTAGAGGGATTGGCTTTTAAAGTAATGGCTACGGATGAGGATGGTAAACTTGCTTATGAAGATGCCACCCATATTTATTGGGCTGCATTTTTAGCATTACTCGATAGAGGTGGTACTGATAACTTATGCGACTTAAGATTAATGGCTTTGGTAGATAAGATAAGCATCTATAAATCTCTTCTTAATTTGCCTGGTATGAAACTCTCTTATCAAATGGCTTTTGCTCAAGTAACTAAAGCAATAAGCAAAGGGGAATTTAGTAAAGAAGACTTTAAAAACCTATTAGAAGTTTATGAAGACGGAACTGAAAAAACTAAAGGTTAAATTTGAAGGTAAACTTATTGAGATTGATATTCAAAAGGAATTATCTATCAATGAGAATATCATCAATTCTCAGCTACGAGAATCTCCTTCTAGTTATTATGTACTTGCTTCCCTGAGAGATAAGTATATAAAAGAAAGAGATGCTCTAGCAAGGGAAAAAGAAGAAGCTTATTCGAATGCCTGGTTATATTATAAGGATGCTAATGAGAGATGGAATAATGAATACGTATCTCATAAGGCAAACCTTAACAAGAAATACTCTTCTATCAATGAAAGGTATTTGAAAGCTGTAGAAAAAGCAAATAAGTTCATAACTATATGTAAAGCCTATGAGAGTCGGGAGAATATACTAAGAACTATTAATGCGAATCTAAGAAAGGGTTAACCCATTGAACTATAAACAATTACTAACTTTTAAAAACAGTATTAGAATATGAATTATTCAATGACATTTATCTCACCTCTTGTAGCTGAGAAATTTAATCAAGAATTACCCGGATGCCCAACAGAAAACCGGGTACTTATTTTATCTCCAAAGGAGGTAAATCAAACTAAATCCGGTTTGATTATCCCTGAACAAGTAAAAGAGGGAGTTCCTCGTAAAGGGGTTGTAGTAAAGAGTGGGGAAATTACAGAAGAATACAAAACCTACCGAGAATTGGTTGCTGTAGGTAGAATAGTTACCTATGGTTTGTATGCAGGTAAAGAACTTGAATTCGAAACGGACAAACTATCTCCTGCTCTCAAACAACTTTTAGAGAAAAACGTTCTTACCGTATTGAGTATGAACGAAGTAGTTTACTCAGAACCGAATAATTAAAACTAATCATTATGATAAAAGACAAGAAGAAAAAGAAAGTTTCATCAGAGGGACTTTCTACAAAAGAAAAGATGCTAGCTAGAAAGAAACAGCTAGAATCTAAGGGAAATGGCAGTGGGTTGGTATATCCAAAAGAAGGAACCCTGAGAATGAGAATTAAATCTCCAGGTGATGACCAAGAATTGGGTATCGAAATTATTCAATTTTACCTGGGTGGAAATTTGGGAGGAGTTATATCTCCGGCTACTTTTGATGAACCTTGCCCATTCATGGAGAAATACCAAGAATTGAAAAACTCCAAGGATGAAGATGACAAGGAACTTGCCAAGAACCTGGTACCAAGAAGAAGATATGTTATCGGTGGTATCATTTACTCAGATGAAAAGGGTAGTAAGGTAGATTACGAAGGCAAAGATAAGGGAGTTTTAGTTCCTCGCTCAGTATACCAGGATATCATTGATCTTTACCTTGATGAAGATGAGGCAGGTGATATGACAGATCCAAAAACTGGATACGATATCAAGGTAATTCGTTCCGGGTCTGGTAAACTAGATACTACTTATTCTGCCCGTGCTTGCAAACCAACTAAATTGGACAAGAAATATCAGGGTACAATTGACCTTGAGGGGATAGTTCGTTCTCAAATAAAATCCTATGATGAGTTGGAAGATTTGCTTTCACAGTATCTAAATGAAGACCATGGAGATGATGATGAGGATGATAAATCCAAGAAGAAAAAGAAAAAGGGAGTTCACAAAGACCATTACATGGAAGATGATGAACCTAAGAAAAAGAAAAGAAAATACAAATCGGATATTTAAGGGTTAGTAATATGGTTTCATTCGAAGGCGGTAATTAGATTCGTTCTGTTATCGCCTTCTTTAGTTTAAAGACATTACATTATGGCAAAGAAATCTAAGGTTGGTTTAAAAGTACCAACAGCAAATGAGATGGCAAAGAAATATGGGAGTATGATTAAATTAGCTTCAGAAGTAACTGATACCGATTTATATATACCATCTACTTTCTTTGCTTTGAACTACTTATTCGGTAAGGGTATTCCTTATGGTAAAATTGTAGAGATTGCTGGAGAAGAATCATCTGGTAAATCCTTGGTAGCTTATAACTTTGCTTATGCTACTCAACAACTTGGTGGTCATGTAATATGGGTAGATGCAGAACAATCCTGGATGAACTCCTGGGCAGAGATTAATGGAGTAGACCCTGCAAAAGTAACCATTGTTAATGATACTCGTATTGAATATATTGCAGATGTAGTAGCAGACTTAGCAATATATTTACGTTCTCAATTAACCCACAATGAACCGATACTTCTGGTAATCGATTCCATTGCAGCTACTGACTGTACTGATAATATAGATGCTAAGATGGTTGATGGTAAGGCAGAGATGGGAGGTAGAGCAAAGGCTCTTTACAAATACTTCCGTATCAGAAGTGAGTTATTCTACAAGCTGGGAGTATCTCAGATTTATATTAACCAATTAAGAACTGCTTTAAATGTCGGATTTGGAAAAGATAATACAACAACTACAGGAGGTGCAGCACTTAAGTTCTACGCTTCAATCAGAGCTGCTTTCTATTCAGGAAGGTCTGTTACCATTAAACAAAATGGGAAAGAAAGGAAAGCTGGGAAACTTGTCACTATCAGACTTATTAAAAATAAAGTTGCTCCTCCTCGACCTACAATCAGCAAATGCCCTGTATATTTCAATCCTAAATTCCACGAAGTCGGGTTTGACAGATGCTATGCTTTGGAAGATGTATTGGTAGATACCGATGTAATCGAAAAAACTACTGGTGGGTATAAATTGAAAGGTAAAACTCTTGCAAGAGGGGAAGAGAAATTCCAAAAGCTTTTGGAGGAGGATGATGAACTTCGTAGAAAACTTTTACGGAAAGCTGGAGTAAATACCATAGGTACTACTAAAAAACAACTGGAGAAAATAGAAACAAATCTATTCCCAGTCGATGGTGTAGAATATGAAAACTATTCAGATTCAGAAGAGGAGGAGGAAGACTATGAATAAGAAAGAGGTAGAAGGTATAGAGAAAGTAATTAAAGAGTACCTTAAGAAAAATTTGAGAATGGAATCTAGGGTTAGGTATCTAGATGCTTATAGCCCACCCGAGAATTATTTAGATGTATATCTTGGAGAGGAAAAGATTCAAGAAGTTTCACTTTATGAATTAGATTTTGGACGATGAGCAAGAAAACAATATTACTGATTGATGGATGTAATTTACTTCACCAAAGTTTTCACAAGTTCGAAAAACTTAAATCTACGGATGGTAAACCAAGTGGAGCAATATTTGGATTTTTCAAATCCCTACACATGTATCTTACAAGGTTTGAACCTGATGATGTTTATATATCTTTCGATAATGGTCATTCACCAGTAAGGATGGAGTTATTACCCAATTATAAGGAGCATCGGAAAAATATATCTGTAGATTACGAATCATTGCAAAAGCAAAAGGCAATTATAATGAAAATGCTGGGTATGCTAAGAATTAATTATATCTTCGATAAAAAGAAATCTACAGTATATGAAGGAGATGACTTCTTAGCATACCTTGCAATTAAAAAATTCCAATCCGAGAAAATGATACTTATATCATCGGATAAAGACTTTAACCAGTTGCTATCAAATAACCTGAGGATATATAATCCCAGAAAAGATGAGATGATAAGAATGGATAACTGCAAAGAATTATTCGGTTATCATTCTCATGAAACGGTAGAGTACCTTGCAATGGTTGGAGATACTTCCGATGATATACCAGGGTTCCCGGGTATAGGCCCAGTAAAAGCAAGGAAAATCCTTGATGAGGGTAGAATTGAGAAGTTTATTGCCCAGAGTAAGAACAAAGAATATCTTCAAATATGGAAAAGGAATGAACAGTTAATCGACCTTTTCTGGTTTGTAAGACATAATCCATTGGATAAGTTACCAATTAAGTCAAAGAAGAAGTTTAAGTATGAGAAATTCAAAGAACTTTGTATCGAATACTCTTTAGCATCATTTTTGACAAATGAATTTATAAAACCATTTAAAGCATTACATCATGAGTAAGAGAATTATGTTTGTGGGTCCCTCTGGTATAGGGAAAACTACTTTAGCTAAGTATGTAGCTAAGAGAGAAGATCTACCTTTTATTTCTGGTAGTATGTCAGATTTATTACCTGCTACTGAAGGGGTATCACATAATGAAATATTATCCCTCGGTTCGGAGGCAATGTATAAAGCAGATTTTCAACTTCTGAACAAAAGGAATAGGTTATTCAAGGATAGAGAATACTTCGTAACTGATAGGAGTTATGCAGATTTGGCTGCTTATTTTTGGTATAAGCAATCAAGAACTTTACCAGAATGTGAAATGGAACATTTTTTCTGTCAATGTAAGACTTTAATGGAAGATCAATGTGATGTAGCAATCTTCTTACCATTAAATCTAGATACTTATAAGCATTGGTCAATGGAAGATAATGGTAAGAGAATACTTAACAGATTCTTCCAAGTTCAGATATCATCTCTTATGGGGGAATTGCTTGCAAATTGGGAAATACCCACTATTTGTATATCTGAGCTCGATTTAGGTATGAGAACGGAACAAATCAATTACCATTTAGATAGGATATGGGGAAAGAAGTAATAGCAATAGCCTTTTCAGATTTACATATAAATCTATGGGCTAAGTTTAATGAGAACAATCACAGGACCCTGAATAGTTTCAGGGTTTTGTCGATTATACGGAAATTATGTAGAAGGTTTAACTGTCCTGCATTATTTTGTGGAGACTTATTTCATAAGGCCGAAACAATGGACCAAGAATTAGCAGAGATATGTTATAATGAACTAATCGAAGGATTTTGGATATATGCCATATCTGGAAATCATGATATTAAGAAAATAAGTAAGGTTGGTACTAAACCCTTTAGCTGGCTTTATCAAGTAGAGAAGTATGGTATCATGATATTAGATTATGAAAAAACCCAACTATCTTCTACACATAAAGATATTATGGTATATGGGGTTCCTTATATTGATAATAACGTGGGTCTAAGTGAATACTTAAAGAAGTTAGAATTAGATAAAAGTAAAAAGAATATTCTTTTACTACACACTGATTATCCCGGTGCAAAGGATACCGATGGTAGAGAGATAGATTCCGTAGAAAACTTAAATGTAAATGTTCTCAATAAATTCGATTTAGTATTATGTGGTCATATACACAAACCTCAAAGATTATCAAAGAAGGTTTATATGATTGGGGCACCTAACCATCAAAGGAGAACCGATAGAGATTGTGAATTAGGGTATTGGAAAATCTATGAAGATTTGTCTCTGAAGTTTGTACCTTTGAAAAATTTCCCAAAGTTCATCGATGTAGAAAGGGAAGAGGATATTAAGGATGATGGTAATTATTATACAGTAATTCCCCAAAAAGCTAGTACTCCAGTTAATAACAAACATAAGATTACTAAGCAACTTTCTAAGAAGTCTCTAGCAAAGAGATACCTAAGAGAGAAAGGTATTAAAGATGAGGTTAAAACTAATCTATTAATTGAAACACTTAAAAAGGCTGAATCATGTTAACGTTCTTAAACTTAGAGGCAGAAGGATTTTGTTCAATAGAATCCTTACACCTACAATTAAACCCAACTTGTACCATACTTATCAAGGCCCCAAATGGGAAAGGTAAATCAACTATTCTCTCTGCCTTGGTATGGGCAATATATGGGAAAAACCTAAAGGGTGTTTCTGAGGTAAATACCTGGAAGCAAGTAAGGCCCAAAGATTACAAGGGTACTAAGGTACAAGTATACTTTCAGAAAGATTCTCATACATATAAGATAGTTAGGTGTCAAAAGTATGATGAAGTACTTGAGGATGGTGCTAAAGGTAAAGACAGACTTATCTTCATGAAGGATGGGGATATAGTTGATATCAAGGGGAAGGGGAAGATACAGGATTCTATAAACCGAGAGATAGGTCTATCATATACTCTGTTTATGAACTCAATTATGTTTGGGCAAGGTATAAAAAGACTCATACAAGAATCTAATTCCGATAAGAAAAAGATATTCGAAGAAGTATTCGATTTGGAGTTCTTAAACCTTGCTAAAGGCATTGCATTACAAGATAAAAATAACTTGATATCTCAAATAAACGAAGTAGAGCATGAGTCTCAAATGCTTAAGAAAGAATTAGAGGCTAATAAGGAGGCTTACTTCGATATGAGAGATAGAGAAAAATCCTTCAAGCAAAAAATCAAAGAAGAAAGAAGAGAGTTAAAACAAGATAGAGAAAAGCTAACTAAGTTACTGATTGAGAAACAAAAACAAATTAAGGATGAAGTAGATGCTTCGCTTCAGATAAAGATTAAAAAACAAAATGAACTAATCCTTGATTTGAGGAGTAAGATAAAAGATGCAAAGAATCTATCGAATGTACCACTCAAGAAAGTAATTAAAGAATTAGTAATACAGTTAGAAGCTGGTCACTACAAACGTGCATTACGTGATGCTAAATCAATATATAAAGCGTTCTCTGACCTTGACAAATATGATAAAGAATATCAAGAGGCTTTAGAGAGATTAGAAGAACTTAGTAGTGTAAATGATAGATATAAGAAATTGAAATCTGATTGTGATGATATTGCTTCTGATATTGCTTCTATTGACGAAGATTTGGATAAGCTCAAACAGGAAAAGCTTAAGGTTATGTCTCCAAAGTATAAACAAAAACTTAAAGAGATTAGGAAAAACTTACGGAAGGTTGATGAGGACTTTCATAATAAAGAATTAGAGTTAGAGAATTATAACTGGTTAATTAATGACCCATTGGGTAATAATGGGATTAAGGCATACTTATTCGATTCATCACTCGAGTTCTTAAATAAATGCCTCGATAAATATTCAGAGGTATTGGGATTTAGGATTGAATTTAATATAGATTTGGGCACTGCTAGAAAAGAATTTGTTACTCTTATTGAAAGAGATGGGATGATTATAGATTACGATGAACTATCAGGCGGCGAGAAACAATTGGTTTGTGTAGCAATGGCATTCGCAATGAATGAAGCTCTTATTGCCTCTAAGGGGATTAACTTAGCATTCCTTGATGAAGTATTTGAATCATTAAGTTCAGATAACATAGAAGTAGTTACCTCATTAATACGTCACATATTCAAAGAGAAAACTTTATTCTTGATAACCCACTTAGATTCACTTCCTCTCGGTAATACCAAAATCTTGCAAGTGGAAAAGGCACAAGGTCTGAGTAGGTACCAATTACTATAATGTTATAATAATTAATATAACAAGACAGTAATTATGGCAAATAGCAAAAAGAAGGGGAATCGATTTGAGCTAAAGATTTCAAAATGGTTTACCCAATGGACTTCTTACAAGTTCGGAAGAACTCCCTATTCTGGGGCAAACCACCAGAGTAGAGATTTAGCTTCAGATATAATGTGTCAAGATGAAAGACATGCCCATCGGTGTAAAATATCTGTTGAGTGTAAGAATTATAAAGAGATTAAGTTTGAACATATTCTTTTAGGTAATAAGGGATGCGATATATTGAAATTCTGGGAACAAGCTTCTAAGGATGCAAAAAGAGCAAATAAAGTTCCTATACTCTGTATGAGATATAATTCAATGCCCTCAGAAGAATTTTTCTTTGTAGTTGGAAAGGATTTATCTTCCGTATTCTATAAACCCCTATTCGATAAAGCCAATATTATGGTAATTGATGTACCAAAGATAGATGAGATTCTTTATGTATTCATGGCTAGTGACATATTGAAGAATGTAAACTATAAGTTAGTACATAAACAAGCTAAGTTAATTCTTAAAAACTCCTAAGCCATGAAGAAACGTACCCCATATTCATATTGCATATTCTATATCGAGAGAAAGTACTGTGACAGAATCAATAAGGAACTCAAGGAAAAGGGGTATGACCAAATCAAGGCAATTATTCCTATGGTAAACGTATTAAGAAAAACCACAAAGGGTAAGATGGTATTCGAAGAAGTACCAGTATTATTCAATTATGGTTTTATGAGAATGCCTACTAAATTAGCATTCTCAAGGCCATTTCTTAATAAGTTACGTAGAAATATATCTGGTATCAGAACTTGGTTACGTAATACCGAGACAATGCACCCAAGAAAGAAAAAGGTAAGGATTGACAATGCAGAAGACTTTGATGATTTTTCTTTAGTGGCTACTTGTAGTAGAAAAGAAGTAAGGCGATTTAAACGTATTGCTAGAGAGAATAAGAAGTTTTCAGTAGATGATTTAGTCAATGTAAAGCCTGGAGATTACTTAGTATTACGGGGTTATCCCTATGAGGGAGTAGATGCTACAGTATTAGAGGTTGACCATCTTTGTAAAAGAGTAAAAGTTCTTATATACCCTGAAATGGGAAGAATGGAAGTATGGTTACCTTTTGACAACGTTATCTATAGTGTATATTTAAATCATGACCCAGATAAGCTTTATGCTAATTCTGGGGAATATGATCCTAATCAGATAACCAATGAAGCAATTGATAGTATAATGAGATATAGAAGAATTTAATGTTATGAACGAAGCTCAACAAAAAGCCTGGAGTTGTTTAATTGATAAAGAACAACAATCATTATTCCTTCAACTATCAGAAAGTAAATCTTCATGGGAAGCTGGTGAAATTTTAAAGTTATCTCATTACAAGTATCTTGAAATCCGGGAACGGTCAGAGAAATTCTTTAGGCTATTCTCGGATTTTTTTGAGAAACACACTTCTATTTTTCGACCAGATTGCCCCTGTGAGAGGAATTTCCAAGATTATATGGAGGGATGTTTAGAGAAACGATTAAAAAGAAAAGAAGCAAGCTTATTCACAGGAGACTCAGCTCAATTACTCCCAAAGGTAAACTCTAAAAATATAGAGAGAAACATGAAGAGGTTAAAGGAGTCTGAGGATGAATGGGATAGGGACACTCTAAGATTAATTCTTGAATTTGATAGGTGGAATAACTTTAGAATACTACCCAGGATGCTACAACAGCCTTCTGCATTTAAAAGACGGTCGAATAAAAAAGATAAGATATACATTAAATATCTACTTAATAGGGTACCGGATTGGATGCACACTAAACTCAAGGAAAGGTTTAGGTATAAAGTAAAACCAGGAAAGAAAAAGTATTGGGTAGCTTTAATATCTGAGGACCTATATACCGATGGTTATCTATTGTTACCAGTAAGACCTTTGGATGAAGTAGTAGATGAATTTAGTAGATTCTACATGTATGTATTCAAAACTAAAGATGATGCTGATACCTTTGGTTTTATGGTATCTAAGTTTATGATTAAAACCGAATCTGTTAAGCTTGGACAAAAATTCTGGCCAGAGTACCGTTGCTGTGTGGAAAGAGCAGTAAACTATAATCAAGTGAACAACATAGAATTCAATATTAAGAAATTGGATATGGCTTATAACACACATATCAAGAGAAAGCATAAAAAACCTAAATCCACTGCTGCGAACCGAGCAAAAACCTCGGATTTTTATAAAAATAAATAGAGAAATAAGATAAGATTAAATTATTTATTCTTATATTTGCAAAGAAAATAAATGAATATTTAAAAATATTGATGATATGGCAAAAAAGAGTAGAAAAGACATGAAAGCCCCATCCAAGGAGAAATCAAATTTCCTTGGTGCTTCTGGGAGAAACATGACTTATAAGGATTTAAAGAGAAAGGCTATCATATTAGGGATGCCTTTCCCTGATGCTTGTTCTGCTGGGGTATTTGACTTATTACATTATATCAATGTATCAGAAGAAAAGCCAGATAAATCGTTAATTGATAAATATGACGATTGGATGGATAAGCAATTAGAAAATATTGGGTATTCGAAAGATGACCCATTAAGAAATTCCAGATTAAGGCTTGGGTTTCTCGGAGAAGAAGGGGAAAATGGGCAAAGAAGAACCAAACGAGTTCCTGGGATAAAGAAACCTCGAGAAAAGAAACCACCAAGAGAGAGGGATGAATTTAATCTTATCAAGGGTACAAAGAAATCTTATGTATTCGAATTAACTGCAAAAGGTTTTGAACTTGATAGAGTTATTCGGAGAATGAAAAAGAAATTCCCCGAAGCAAATGAGAAATCTATCAATCTTTGGTATAGAATGGCAAAGAGGAATATAAATGGTAAAGCTAAAGGAAAGTAACAATGGACCCATACGACCAGATAGATATTATATATGGACTTGGAGACCAGATACTACCAATAAGATTGTTACTGAAAAGAAATTATATAGGAAACATCTAACCGGTATACCATACTTTACTAGACATCAAGTAAAGGTTACCTTAGTTTATCTTTATGGTGTAGATGTTCTTCAGTATATCCATATAATATCTGGGAGGAAACTTATAAAACAAGGCATTAGAGAATTATCTGATATGAATGGTAAACTTCTTAAAAAGGGTAGTACTAAATTCTGGTTTAAGGGTAAATTCGTAAAAGCAAGGAAGTTCATAATGCCCGATGAATATCACATAGATAAACACCGACGAAGAAGATTTATGGTACAAATGCACCGAGTCTTTAAGTCTAAAGGAAAAAAGGAATTCAATGAAAGGTACTCAATCAAACTCTATGGACAACGGCAAGGCATATCTCCCAAGTATACAAGGCAAAAGAGATTACAAATCAATCTTGCTATCCTACAGGATTTACAACAGGCTGAGTCAAGAGGAGAAAAATAAATTCAATCTGTTATTCTTGCAGTATCCTCCATTGGTAAGTTCATTGGCTTTATATTTAAGAAAGAAGATGAACATCCCAATACAAAAGGTACTATTTATCAAAGCACAAAGGGATATGCTCGAAATATTCGATGAGGCATCACTTAAATTTTTAGGGTATTTGCCTAAAGAAAGGTTTATTAAGAAGTCTCTATTATTTCAAGGGTTTGTTCCATTAGAGAGTATTAAACTTAGAAGGTCTTATGCTTATATAATGACAAATAGGATGATAGAAAATAAAATATGGGTCTACCCAATTCGATTATCCGATAACTATAAAACAATGATAAAAGGGAAATACAAATCCTATACCGAAGTATTTGGGAAGGTGGGTATTCCTGGGATAACTAAAATTAAATATAGCAATGAATAATAACGAAGGTTTTAAAATCACAGCACATCAACCAGCAAACCCATTTGCAGGTAAGAAGTTTAAGATAGTCACTTATCAAGGTGACAAGGAACTTGCCTCTCAGGCAATAACAATTGAATCTCAATTAGAATTAAAGACAACTCTAGATGAGATAAAACAATTCAATATTGCTCAGGAGGAATTATTAAAATCTGGGTATACTCAGAAATCCATACTGGTAAAGAAACTTATAACAGAGTGATATAAATAAATTATTAACCAACTTAAACATTACGAAAATGGCTAAGAAGAAAAAAGAAGTGGAACTGAAAGAAGTTTCCAGAACAGAAATCAATGGTGCAATCATCATTAAGTACGAAGACGGCTCAGTAAAGATTATCCCTGCTCCTATCATGCTTTCTGCCGAAGAAGCAGAAGACCTTTTTGGTTCTGAATCCGATGACGAGGAAGAAGAAGAAGAAGAGGAAGAATCAGACGATGATGATGATTCCGAAGAGGAAGAAGAAGAGGAATCGGATGACGATGAGGAAGATGATGATGATGATGATGATGATGATTCCGAAGAGGAAGAAGAAGAGGAAGAACTGACCGGTGAAGAACTTGCCGAAATGGACTTCGAAGAACTTGAGGATGTCTGCGACGACAAAGACCTTGAAACTGACCCAGACGATTATGATGAAGACGACATCGAAAAACTCCGTAAAGCAATTGCCAAAGAACTCGGTCTCAAATTGCCGGCAAAGAAAGAAGCCAAAGGTAAAGGCAAGAAAGGGAAAAAGTAATTTGGTAACCGTATTCAAGATTTAAAAGAAGGTAGGGAAATTTCCCTACCTTTACTATCAACTATTAATAAACGTAGAAGTTTACTTATAATAACCATTAACTTATAAAACATTAAAAATTATGGCAACAAAGAAATCAGACTCCAAGAAGAAAGGGGATAAAGAAAAAGACCCCGAAAAAGAAGCTAAACGTAAGGCTCGTCAAGAGGCACTTAAGAATCGGCCGGCTGAACAACGCCCTAACAGCAAGCAAATCGATGTTATTGCCATTAACGACAAATCCAAGGTAATGAACTTTGGTTATGCCGTTAAGAACAAGGAAGGCTATCAGGGTGTAGTGGTTACTTCTGTATTGGTTACGGATGGCAAACCGGTATCAACTTCAGTTTCATTCGTTCCGGGAACTCTTACCGTTAAGTCTAAGAAAGGACATGGCGTTATTTGTTCTCCGAAAAACAAAAAGGCTAAGGAAGAAGAAGAAGAGGAAGAATCAGAAGATTAAACTCTAACTTACTAACTACTATCCCATATGTCTGCTATATAAATTTAGAGTTTAAGTTCATATGAATAACATCTACACTTAGGACGTTGTTCAGCCAAAAGCTCATTGCCTGCGAAGGTAGTGGGCTTTAATTTTTTATACCCATGGAAGAAGAGAAATTAGCAATTCGAAAGAATATTCGAATACTTGCATTGGATAATCTAATAAATACTTATACTGATGTACTAGAAGATAAAGAATTAAACCTGGGACCAGATGAAAGGGAACTTGCCATCAATATAATAAATGAGGCAAGAGAAATGCTATCAGAAGAAACTCAGGAAGTATCTAACCAAGTAATGCAAAGACCCAAATGGAAAAAGACTTAAGATTATTAGTGGGAAACATTAATCAAACTCTCAGAGAATTAGATTATGTTTCGTACCTTAAAAAGGTAGCTCTTAGTAAGGGTAAGAAAGGCGAATACCAATCCCATAGGTTGAAGAGTAATTATCTGAAAAGAAAACTCATATCTCTTAAAGGAGCCCTGAATAAAAAACTTCATGGGACTTATATTGTTGCCCAATTTAATTTTATAAGGGGGGAACAGAAAGAAACTTTTGAACAAACTTTTACGGACTTATCTCAGAAAGAGGTAGAAGATATACTTCAACTCGAGGCAGTTTTAAAACAATGCAGTTTAGAAATCCTAGAAATTAAAGAAATCCCAACCCAAATTAGGAAGGTATAACTATGGTATTATGTAAATAGGAAATTCAATTATTCACCTAATATAAATGAAAATGGCTAAGAAAACAGAAAAGAAGAGTAAATCGGAATCCAAGACTCCGGAACTCACAAAGGCTAAGAAAGCTTTGGATGCTTACCTTAAAGAGAACAAGTTGGACCCTACTAAGGATTGGACCAAAGACAAGAAACATGGTAAAAAGGTTACCGAACTTGTAAACAAGCTCAATAAGGAAAGAGACAAAGTTGCTGCTGCCTATCCTGAAGCTGACCAAGAGAACAACAAGAAATTGGTAAAACTCCAGGAAAAAGAGAAGAAGGAAAAAGCTGAGAAGAAGGCTGCCAAAGAGAAAAAGGAAAAGAAAGGAAATGGCGGTAGAACAGCTACCAAATACGATTATCCTCTCATCGATGGCAGAGAAATGACTTCGGCTGAGAAGAAAAAATACCGTATGGAGCAAAGAAAACTTGCTTCAGGTAAGGCTCCCAAGGAGGAAAAGGAAACTAAGAAAAAGAAGGAAGAAAAGGTAAAAGAGAAACCGGCTTCCGATAAGAAGGATAAGAAGGCCAAAGACAAGAAGAAAAAGAAGGCCGCTAAAGAAGAAGATTAATAAGAGCACTTTTTACTTTTACTTATCATATTTTTGAGTATTCGTTAATAATGGTAGAAGGCCTGGCAATATAAAAATTGTTCAGGCCTTTTATTTTCTAATTAAGTCGAAAATGGAACAAGAAGTATATAAACCAAAACTTAGAATCACTACACTATCAGAGAATGGTACTCCCTTATCCGATAGGTTGGTAGATGCCTATACCGAGATGAATTCAGGTCCAAAAGTACAGCATAACGGTCCCATAAGAGTAGAAGTAACTCTTACTAATAAACAAGATATTGATAACTTCAAAGAATACTTAGATAGGTTATCTGGTACATTGCCTGCTAAGGCACCTAATGTGGGCAGAGGAAGACCTGCAGGGTCTACAACTAAGGAATTGGAATCACCAAGGGAGGACATTCTTGCAGATGTAGAAAAAATGATTGAAGAAGGTAAAAGCCAACAAGATATTATTAAATATCTTAGAGGATTGGGATTTGTATTTATCCTTACTGAGGACTTTCTATTTCACTTTCCTGGATTTGAGTTCAATAAAAAGGATGTGGGAGAAGCAACCGACAATAAGCAATATCCCAATTCATTCTCTTGGATGGCAAGATGTATCAAACGGGCTAAGGACCCAAAAGCAGATAAATTTGACCCAATGGTAATCTTTGGTTTTAGCATACTTGGGGGACCATCGAAAAAGATTATCCCTTATCTCTATAAGGAAAGGAAGAAACCATTAAGGGCCCAAGTTGGTAAAAACGTAATCTCCTTCTCTCAGGCAGAATTCACTAAACTTCCCAAGTATATGAGGGAAGATGAACGTATTAAGTTCTCTACAGAGCAAAGACAATTACTTCTCAACCCAGAAAAGAAGCCTTCTAAATTCTTTATGCGATGGGTAGATGATGCTATCTTCCCCGACTCAATCAAGGAAAAGATAGAGGAAATCAAGAACCGCTAACACTTACCTCCGTATTTATTAAAAGAGTATTTTATATAAAATAATTTTAGTATATTTGCATAAAGAAAATTTAATTATGGACAAGGAAACAAAAGACATCGTAAAGCTCATTGCTGGTATTCAGATTGAATCACTCAACTCAATCAAAGAGGACGTTAAAAATGGAAATGATATTGCCCAAGACTTAATCAAAAAACTCCTTCAGATTGAGGATGACGAAATAATTCGAGCACTAGATGAGCACATTGAATTATACGTGGAAATCGAGAATACTCCTCAACTGATAAATATGCTAAGTGAATACCAAATGCTGGTATGCTCTCACATATTATTCAGAATGGAAGATGAATGGGTACATACTAATTCTCAGGGAGTACTTGGTACCTGGGCAATCTTCCAAAGGGCAAATCTCAAATTCCACCCAGAACTAACACTTTTAAAATTTTAATATAGACATGGAAAAGAACGAATACTTAGAATCAGTAGAAATGAACACTGGAGTCGAAATGATTCCTTGCGAATCCTCTAACATTGAGGGCTTTGGTTATGACTCAAAGAAAAAACAACTTTGGGTTGCTTTTAAAGGTAATCGAGTTTATCGCTATGATGATGTACCTTATGAAATCTGCAACGGTTTACATCAAGCAGAATCAAAAGGTAAATATCTTGCAAAGAACATTAAAAATAAATTCGAAACTACAGGTTATGAACTCAGAAACTAAATTCATATTGGGCCTGGTAACCCTGGGGGCAGTGATTTACTTTATTGGTGAGAATAGAACTCATCCAGTAGAAGTGAGCACTGCTCCTTCTCGTTTTGAAAGTCCAATAACCAAGTTAATCTCTCTTCAAGATAGCATGGGTATTAAACCAAAAGAAAGGGAGCAAAAGAAACAATGGTATAAGTATAGGGTAGAAATAGAAACTATTCCAGAAAATCAAATCTATAAGATTGAGAAATCTGGATACCAGCAATATGAAGTTTCTAGATTGGGTGAAACTTATTCTTATGTAACCTACGAATTTACCTCAGACAAGGTAATGACTACTCAAGAAGCCTATGACTTCGTAAAGAAATATCCTGAAAGATGTACAAGGGTACCCAATACATCACAAGATAACATTTACGATAAATATAATGAGGATTATGAAGATTACATAAATGACCCAGAGGATGAAATTAACTATCCTCCAGAAATCTTCGACTTCTTAGCCGATTAACCCGAGCAAATAGAAAATAATTCAAATAAAATTTTTCTATTTAAAATAAAGTTCTTATATTTGTATCAGAAAAAGAAATTAATCATTTTACTAACATTTTAAATATAGACATTATGAAAAAGAATGAAACAAAGGTTACTAACCTGGTTGCAACTAAGGTTGCCGAACAACTTGAAGGAATTAAAAATTCTAAGACTGCTAAGGCTTCTGCTCCTAAGGCCAAAAAGACTAAAAAGGAATTGGTACAAGATGCTCAAGAAGCTGCCACTAATTTTGCCAATGCCAAATTGGTAGAACTCTCTCCTAAAACCAAAACTTCCAAAAAGGAACAGGTTGTCAAGGAAGTTAAGGAACAACAAAAACCCTCCATCATCGAACAGGTAATTTCTAATCGGGAAGTTAAATACGTATATCCTGCCGATGTAGTTGATACTCTTGCTCGGAAGAAATGGAGACAACAAACTCGAAACGAACTCCATCGATTGGAACTTGCAATGGCTCGTATCAAAGATACAAACTCTAAGGAGTTTAAGGCTGCGGCTAAAGCCTATGAGGACTTTAAAAAGAAGGTCCTCAAACCAGAACAAGTTGCATAAACCTTTATTAACCAGGTGCCCGGGATAATTACCTGGGCATCTCAATTCATACAAAATGGATTACACTATCTTCTCTGATAAAGAGATGCTTAAGCAGGACAAAGAATTGGTAGAATTACATAAACGATGTTGTAAGTCCTATCTAATCCAACATTCACTTAAGCACTCCAAGATTAAGAAGTTCTTTATCGTTTACGATTGGTATATAAATACTGATAACGTAAGGAATTTCTTTTTCAGGCCTATAAACCTTTTCATTCAGGCATTGCTTTTAGGGCAACTTGATGAAATATCCGATTACATTAATCCTAACAAAAATGGAAAACGAAAAAAGAAACGAACCCGAAAAGTATAACGTACTTTATTGCAAAGGCAAATATCAGTATAAATCTAAATATCCCCAAATAGAAACTAAACATAAGGTTATCTATGCAGGGCCAGTAGAACCAATGGCACCCATCTGGGATAATGTATCAGATATATTAAGGAAATCTGATAGAATTTGTACTGAATCTCGAAGAGAATTAAAGAAGTTAGAGGAACGTTCACAGAATAACCTTTACTTCAAGAAAAATGGTATTACCCATATAATCGTATACAAATGTTTAGAGAAATAGTAAAAGACCTATATATAGGCAAATCGAAGTTAATAATAGAATGTAACCAAAGGGAGATACCGCAAACCACTTTGGTTCATGATGTATTACAGAATACTGGGTTTACTGGTAATATGCCAGATTATGGTACCTATGGTAATTTTAAAGATGGTAAATTCGAGATTACCCCAGTGATGCCCAAGCATTGCCTATTTGTTACCGGAATACCAAAAGGGGCAATTCTTGATAACTTTAGAGTTAGAAGAACCTATTGGTCCTCTTATTATGAGGATGATGTAAGAGGGTACTTATTTCAGATTACAGATGAAAGTATACCTCGTTTAATAATCACAAATTAAACCTATATGGAAGCAATTGACTACGTAAAATTATTTAAGCTCGACCAAGAGAACTATGATTTTAAAAGGGAAGAGTTTATATCCGAATTAGGTAAAGAATTTCTAGATTATTGCCAAACTACCACAATTGGGATAGATAAAAAGACTGGCAATATATACTACTACCGATTTAGGGAAATAGTTAAGAATTTCGAAACTAAATTCTGGGCAATCTCAGAACTTAAAATAGGAGAACCATTAACCCAGAAATTATGGAATGCCTTTTTCGCTACTCAGGTAGTTCCTTTAAGGCAAAGGTTATTCCCAAAGGTTCAGAAATTAATCGAAGAGCAAAAGGGGATAACCCATAACCGTAGTAAACAAGACAAAAAACCTACGAACCCTAAAAAGGCAAACTATGGCAAGGGAAATCACAGACCTGCATGGGAATAAATTTAAGGTAGGGGATTATAAGCTTTGCCTTAATATTCCCATCACTGGGAAAGGTAATTTAGTATTCACCAGGGACCTAATCTCTGGTGAAGCTTTTAATTTATCAGTAAGTAAGAAAAAGTATAAGGGATATTTCTATAACCTATCTTTGAATCTGTATATAAGGTTCGATTTAGAATATATGGGTTATGATGAAAGTTCCGATATCAGAAAATCTCATTTGTATGTCAGAAAAAAGAAATAAGATAGTAAGATTCCCAAGACCTATGGGGACTACTGCAATGGCATTAGAATATCAGAAGAACCCAAATGATGAACTTCTGATAAAGATACATAATTATATCATCAATCAATGGCTAATGGGAAATGGTGTATTATGTGGTATCACATACGACATAAATACATTCTCATATCGTATGGGTATAGATATCAATTACATACGGGTATTTATGAGAGATAGGCTATTAAGCTCTAGAATATGGGATAAAGAAAAGGCAGAAGATTTACTACAAGCATTAATGGGAGAACAACTAGCATGGGCTTTGGAAGACCGTATGGAAATAGCCCATCAGGTTAATATCCTAAGAGAATCTCAGGGAGGGAAATACGTACCGTTTATATCTGCCGAGCTGGGAAAGGCCCTTAAATTAAAGCTTGAATCCTCTACATCATTGCAGTCTATCGTACGTAATCTCACTGGAGGAAGTACTACAAATATATTTGCTCAATTCAATCAACAGAACAACGTAACACAGCAAAATGCAATTACTATTGAAGAGGCCCGTCAAATCGTATTGGAATCACAAAGGGTATTGGATAAACCAGAAGAGGCTAAACTATTGGAAGACAGGTATGACATTAAGTCATTACCCGAAGTAGTTGCTACTAAACAGGAGGGAGTAGATACAAGTAAAGAGGGTCTTAACCTTAATAAAGCAGAGTTAATGCAAATTACTGATGATTATAAGGGAGCTATGTCTTCATTCTCTAAAGAACATCATGAACTACGTAGAGAAATCGAAATGCGTATAGACCCAGATGAAGAAGACCCAGAGTTATATCAATATGAAGACTTTGAGGAAGAAGAAAAAGAGGACGGCTCATTTGCATCTCAATTCCTCCGAAATAGTAAGCTCCCATAGTTATATCCGGATATTGCATATTTAAAAAGAAAGAATTATATTTGCATATCAATTTTAAAATAGACAAAAATATGGAACTACCAAAGACATCTTACAAAGAGACTCGGGTTAACAAGGTTAATCAGGGTACATACTTTAAATTAAAACCAACTGATACTGCTCCAGTATGGGTAAGAGACCATTATGATAAATCATCTAAGACTTATGCTTGCCATAAGTATGATGACTCAAATCACGAAAAATTTCTCAAGGGAACAAGGAAAATATACATTGACTTTACATTTTAATCACATGAACTTATTTAGACGAAAGAGATGCTGTAGTGAACTCATTGCTATTAAAAATGGCAACTTAGTATTCAAATTGAGTAATACTCATATCAATGCTGCTTATAATACTTTACAAGCAATAATGAGGAAATCTGGTATATTCGATGAGAATCTATATTTCGATGTCTATCAGGAATATCGGAAACATTATGCTATATACGACATAGTACCATCATTGCTAAGGTATAAGATACCCTTGATATTTTCAGGTAGATACCCAAAGAAACTATTCGATAATCAGTTTACTTTTGAGGAATTAATACCGAATAATTGGGTATATCATAGTTTACCCGAAAATTTTAGATTACCAGAAAGCTTAGAGAAAATTCTTTTAGAAGTAAGAAAAAGGGTATCTGCTTATATAGACCAAGAAGATATATCAGACCAGGGTTATAGGGATTTGGTTCGAATGAATTTCGTAAAACAATGGGATGTATTTAGAAAGGACCCATCTCTTATAGATTGCTATATGGATGCTCAATTGGGCATGCTATATATGTGGGCTAGAGTAGAAAATAAAACAATCGTAAAGAATATAATCGAAAGAACTCAAGATGAACTAGCTCAAGAGTTCTTATCTAAATATCAACAAAATGGAGAATAAAGAGAAATTTGCTTTCCGAGAGGTTAAAATGTCGGAAGGTGTAGAGGTAGAATTTATTAAATTACTTACCTCAGTAGAGACTAAAAATGATGAGGATGTAATTAAAGCTTTTAAAGTTCAATTATCCTCTGGAGTATTAACTTGCCATGCAGAAATGTTATCTAGAACACCAAGCCAGATAATATTTCAAACATCCCAGTTCAGTAAACCCTATAACTTTTATAAAAACTGGGAACTATGGGTATTCTCTAATATCCTGGGTGTATGGACTTTAAATAGGTTTAGGATATGATTACAATGAAAAACCTCCAAGTAGAGGATATAAAAGATGAATGGTTATATAATGCCTTAACACAGGGCATCAAGGAATGTATAACTGCTCCAGTCCTAACTTTGGACCCAACAAAACCAGAACCCATTAAGAGGGCAGAAATGATATTAGAGAATTTCTCTCAGGAGGGTTCTCCAGTAGTAGCTACGGTAATTGCTCCAGGCAATTTCATACAAATGATATTACCGAAACATGAGATACTTCTCTCGGTAATGTTCATATATAAGGAAAGAAATACCTATGTACAACTTATAATACAAAAACTGGCTTATGAACGAGAAAAGACTACCACCAAGACTAATGGTTCTGCTAGTGGTACTGAAGGGTGAAAAGGTATATAAAGTACCAATTAGGTCAGAGATAGAATTAGACCATCTAAAGGATTTCAATACATTGAGGAGAATCCTTACACCTTTAGTACAACTATACCATGGGGTAGGTTTTGATACTAGACTTACTTACGATGAATTCAGTATCTTCATTAATGACCTACAACATTTGGGATATGAACGGTTAGATGAATATTCCTCGGGTATACAAGAATTAGTAGAAGCAAAACCCATTACTGAGAATAACCAAGATGTTGAGAAAATACGAAAAGGGTTACTTATCTCTCTTAAATCTCAGGAGTTATCAGAGGTATTAGCTACTAAACTAAAGCAAGCCATACATGAAGTATTTGAAAACGAAAAGAAGAAAGGTGGACTAATGAACAAGGAACCCTCTTTAGAACCTATGGAGAGTTCAATTATAAGAGAGGCTCTATATTTGCTAACTCCCCAATTACCTTAATAATTGAAAGGCAGTGGATTAGACTGCCTTTCATAGCGTGTACACATCCTCAGCCTCCCTAAAAATAAATTAGATATATTTTTCTATAAAAATAAAAATGCTTATATTTGCATATCAATTTTAAAATAGACAAAAATATGAAAACGAACTCAGTAACTTACAATCAGGCAGACGAACTAACTAAGGTAGTTCGCAATTTCTTAGAAAAGAAATCTACATTTGAACTTGACTCTGATGAACAGGGTAATCTCCTTAATCTCCTAATGGGACTCTTAATCAAACTAGAAGATGATTACAAACTCAATTGCTTGGATATTAATCAGGTACAAATCTATGATACCACCTATTATTCTTTCATTTTCGAATCAATCATAACTGCCGATACTAATCCCTATAAGGGGCAATTAGCATCTGCTGCAGTTCAATTCATGAATGAATTTACCGATAACGATGGGAGGTTCATATCATTCAATCAACTCGATAGAAACAACTGGATTTTCCAACTTAATTTCTCAATCGCATGACAAAGTATAACGTTAGTCCATTAGTTGCTCGGGAGATAGAATTCTCCACGGGCACTATCTTTGGTGGTAGTTGGTGCCGATACTTTATTTCAATCACCCTACATCAATGCTATATAGAAGCAACATGGAAAACCCGTCCTAAAAATGATTTAGACGGGAACAAAGAAATCTTTAACTCTTTACAGGAGTATCTAGATTGGTTTGCTAATCTTAAGAAAACTTACGGGAGGAGAATATCCCGTAAACAAATGGTATATGCTGCATACGATGAAACAACTCGTACCTTTAGTTACAAACCCTACGAGAATTGGGCTACCAGACGTTCTAAGGAGAAATTAAATAAGCCCAAGGAACCAATACTGGCCGATGAATTATACTAATCCCCCAATCAGTTAATATACCTCAGGGAGTTCAGAAACACTAACATCTGGGCTCCCTTAATTATTGCATATTTAAAATATTATTTCTATATTTGCATAAGAGAAAAATAAATATAATTATTAACCGACCTTGAACGGGGTCACAAAACTTATTTCTTATGACAACTATTAACGAAATCTCAAATCACATTATGGGTTACTTTGATGGAACTCTTGATGCTTTTGGTTACACTGCTCAATCAGTTAACGAAATCTCAAATCCGGATGAATCATACATGGGAACTCTCAATCTCCAATTCCGGGAGTATCCTATAGACGATGACGAAAAGGTAGAAACCTACTGCAGAGAATCCGATGCTTTTGAACAATACGTGATAGAATTCATTAATTCTCATTGGGATGAACATCACCCATTAAAAGAACTTAACCCTAATCATCATTACATGTCAAACTCATATGGAGATACTATCCAGGTACATTTCAATGATGAATCCCTTTTCATTATCATTACTATGACAGGGCAATATTAACAAAACCCTCTGGGAGGCACTCAAAACACCTCCCAGAACCTCCCTATTTATAAAAATAAAAGTAGTTATAAAAACAAGTTTAGAAATAATTTTGTATATTTGCAGTGAGAAATATTTATCAAATAATTTTAAATATAGACGTTATGAAAGAATTAAAAAATTTAGAGGCCATCCGGGAACTGCTTGCTTCTCATCCCATTTATACTTATGATTACAGCGATGGTCTTTATATTAACAAGGAAGCTACCAATATCCAGGTTTACTCAATCGACTTAGAGGATGAACCTTTTGCTGCTTATATCTCAGGATATATCATCACATATGCTTCAGAGGAAGTTCTCTTCGAAAATCTCAGGGAAAACATTATCTCCCACATGGATCTAACAAAGGGTGCTGACGACCAATACTATGATTATTCTCCATCACAGGTAGAAGCTATCATATTTGGTATTCCTCAATTAACTCCAGAACATCAGGATTACATAATTACTGGACTCAAAAAACATCTCCGGGAATTCATCCAGGACGAGGAACAAGATGAGGACATGATATCCCAATATACCAATATCTACAATGCTATCGAAAAATGGGAATCAGACCACAGGGAAACAGAAATCTTCCAACAACTTGCAGTATCAGAATTATTTAACCAACTAAATAAATAATCACTATGGTAAACTTATATAAATTACTCAACGTACTGGAACAGGGCATGTCTCTGTTCCAACTTAATAAATGGAAAACCGAAGGCATCTGGTATCCAATCACCCAATACAAAAAGGAATCAGATGAAATACAGGTAGTAACTAACCTATTTATTGCTGACCAAGAACAGTATCATATCCAACTATCAGGTAATTATCCAGAAGAATTCGATGACTGGAATAACTTTCTAGAGGAAAACCAATGGAAAATCTACCCATTACTTGCAAACATAATGCAGGTCTTCTTGCCCACAGGGAACTATCAATTATTCTATACTCAATATCCACAAGGATTCATATCCATAATCGCTAAGCCCCATGATAAGTAAAGAACTCAAATCACAATTAAGTATTCTTAAGGAAACTAACCCAGAATATATTCAAACCCTAAAGGATGCCGTTACGGCAT